CGGTTCGGAGACAGAATTATCGGACTGACTCATGGCTTCAATCATGACGATAATGATACGCCTGCAATCGTCGGCGATCTGGTCGTGCCAACATCGACGCCGATTTCAGAGTGGAGCATATCATGGCTCAATGAAATCACGAAACAGAAATATGGATCGATATACAGGCTTGAGAGCATCGAAACGGGACAGGAGTGCGACTGGTCCAATATTGGCATCATGTTCTTGGATCGCGATGTTGTTGCCCAACACCCAGAGTGGAGATGGACCGACCGTCAATTTCGATTCAACGACCGATGGAGATCGGTATGTTTCAATGAACATGACGCATATATCACGCTGCCGCTTGAAGCCAGTTTTGGCCCAGGCTTTGAAGTCACGCTTGGCACAAGAACGAGATATGGATTTGACGACTATCGCCCATCCGAAACCTTCCCAGACTGGCGCAAGGTCACAAAGAAGATGATGAGCGATCTATACGCCAAGTTCATTGAGGACAAGCCGGCCAAGGCTCCCAAGGCAGCAGAATGACCAATATAACAAAAGCTGATAGCGAATGGAGGTGAGTAATCGCTTGCATTTTCACGAAAATCATTATAGAAAAGTGTACATGACTTGGAAAGACAAACGAAACAAGAATGATTGGCGATCGCATCTGACTGATGACGAAGCCGTCGAGATAAATTTGCTTGAGGCTGAAATGAAAGCTCTGGCGGAAAAACGCTCACGGCTGAGCAAAGAGCGCCAGCTTATTCAGAATCGGGCAACAACACGATCCAGACATAGAGCCACGCAATGAACGACCGCTGGATCATCCCCGAAGACCGGAAACCACTAACGCGCAAGCAGACCGCTGAACTCTTCCTTCGTCAACAAGGTCGATGCCCAATCTGCACACAACGCCTTGAGACTAAAGGCCATGAGCCTGTGGAGTTCATCGACGAACATATGGCCCCACTCTGGCGCGGCGGCACGAACGAAATTGAAAACCGAGCACTAGTCTGCAAGCCTTGTGCAAAAGCAAAGACCGTGAGGGAAGCATCGGAACGCGCCAAGGGCCATCGAGTGCGGGACAAATTTATTGGTGCCAAGAAATCTAAAAATACAATGCCAGGGTCACGCAATTCGAAATGGAAGAAAAAATTGGATGGAACCGTGGAAAGACGATGCAAGTCCTGACCTATAAATACAGGCTTCTGCCGACGCGGAAACAGCACGCAGCACTGCAAGCTATCCTTGACAGCCAACGGTCGCTTTACAACGCCGCACTTGAAGAGCGCATCGATTGCTATCGCAAGACGGGGGTGCATCAATGAGTGAGATTGACCCATTCATTGTCTGGTGTGCCGGGTTCTTTGACGGCGAAGGAAGCATCTGCATCCCACGTGGCAGCAGGCCGGGCGCCAGTCGCGTAGCATCCGCTCAAATGTGGTTGCAGGTAACTGTGACGCAGAGTGTCAAACAGCCATTGTTAGATATTCAGGAGAGATTTGGCGGGCGCGTAACACGCATGAGCCAGCCTAAGGACAAGTTCGTCCGTCGCCCTCTATGGAGATGGATTGGCGATTCAGATGTCGGAGCTGATTTCCTCAAAGCCATGAGGCCATATCTGCGCGTCAAGAACAGACAGGCCGACCTGGCATTTGAATTCCAAGCCACAATGAGGAAATACACGAAGCGCTCCCCGACGCAGGAGATTCTGGATCTACGCCTTCGCATCAAAAATGAAATCACGGCGATCAACCGGGAGGAGTGTCTAGATGTCACGTGAACCGGAATGCGGGACGGTAGCGGCGAAGACTTTGACCGACCGCACACACGATTGTGCTTGCGGCTATGCCGCTGACCGAGACGTCGCAGCCGCGAGGGTAATTCTGAGCCGGGCCGTAGTGGGTCCGGGCGGGCAAAACGTGGCCAGATGAGGCGTGCGTGCCAGCGGAAAACTCATTGAGAGAACCAAGTGAGACACCACAGGATTCCCGTCGAAAGATGAGCGGGATAGAGCGAAACAATGGAAAAGGAAGGTGACGATATGACAAGCAAACGCGGCAAAGACTGGGTCCGCTTCGCAAACGAAGTGGCAGAGCATATTGAAAAATACACTGTCCCGCAATACGGCGACGAAGGGAATGATATCATCACTGATCAGACAGCGCAATATTGCGTCGATCATGCGAAGCGATATTTGGCACGCTTTGGTAGGAGTTCCCGACCGGATAACGAGTTACTCGACCTCAAGAAGGCGGCTCATTACCTGCAAATGGCTCACGACAAGCTCGCTGCCGAACAGGGGTGAAAGGAAGGCTATGAAACAGAAATACGAGAGGGCGAGATGACCCTAGAAGAAACAAACAAAATCATAGGGAAGAACATCCGCGCTCTCCGGCTAGCCGCGAAGGCTTCCCAAGCTGATTTGGGGAAGGTGATTGGCGTCACCTTCCAGCAGATCCAGAAATTCGAGAACGGCACCAACTCCGTTAAACCCTATTTCCTATTGCAAATCGCAGATTTTTTTAATTGCCAAGTCATGGATCTTTACCGCGGTCTCATCGAGAAAGAACACCGCCCATTTGACTGGGATACACTTATCAATCGCGCCGATCATAACATGGCCCATGCCTATAACGCAATTCAATCGCCAAAGCAGAAAGCAGCTCTTTTAAACCTGGCGAGGACATTATCTGGAGGGGAAGGATGATCGAAATTCACTGGCTTGGCTTAATCGGTTGGATAGTGGCTGCATTTGCTTTCGGATGGGGAATCGCCAATTGGAAAGCCAACAAATATCTGAAGGATATTGATCGCCAGCTTGATTCTGCACTTGGAGCAGCGAACGATCTTGTTAAGACATCTCAAGAAATGAACGCACGCACCAAGACCGATAGAGCACGGTTTGATGATCTTTCTGTGCGGGTACGCTCTATAGCTGAAGAAGGGAAAGAGAATGGCTGAGTTCAGCATGGATTGCAACGGAATGCCAGTCAATATCCGGCTCGGCGATCATGGCCTCTATTACGGCACCAGCCCGCAGTTAAAAGGATTGCTCGTTACCGGGGATAGCGTCGATCAGGTCATGGAGCGCGTGCCAAGCGCCGTTGCTGAGATCCGCGCGATCGCCGAGCTATCCAGCCTGAAGGCTGAGCTGGAGGAAGCACGGGAGATAATCAATCTCGCCTATTGCCTATGCCTTGGGAGCGACTGGAACAAAGGTACTCATGCCAAAGCCTACCGTAACAAGCTTATCACAGCCGTGAACCTGATGAAACCGCTACCGTCTCTGAACTTCATTGATGAGGAGAAATCAGATGGATAGAGACAAGCTGAAAGCCTATGTCGCAGGATACTTTAAAGAATGCAATAGAACTGGCCCATACTCATCGTTTTCACAATGGCATGATATTGCAGAAACCGCCCTTGCCGCAATAGAAGATGCTGGATACGCCATCGTCTCCGTTACCACAACGAAACCGGCGCCATTTTTGTTTGATGGAGAAGACTGATGGATAAGAAGACAATCGGCCAGATCGCCCATGAAGCCTTTGCAGGTATCCGTTTGGGGTTCGTTAAGGATTGGGAAGACCTGAACGCCTCTACGCAAAATGATTACGAAGTGATGGCTGCAGCGATCGTAGAGGAATGCATCAAGTTGATTGAGAAAGAGCGCGAGGATTTTTTATCGCCAGAATACGCAACCAATCAGCCCCATTCAAGCTACGGTGAGCGTTTTGCGTGCAATGCTTGTATCGATGCCCTCCGCTCTCTCAAGCGCTCAGACAAGGAGAACGAGGATGAGTAAAATGACCATAGACTATGAAAACCGCGAAGCCATGAAAGCACTTAGGGGAAAGCTCTCTAAGCGCGCAACTTCCTCAGAATTCAACGAATGGATGGCTCGCGAGATTTGCGAGTACATCGACCATCTCACGACGGCGTTGGTTTCAATAAATAGAATTAATGACCATCCCGGCCGTTTTAATTCAGATATCCAGAAGGTTCTGGATGCAACTATAGACACGAGCGATGTCGTTTTCCTTGGGAAAGATCATGACTGAAATGACCCGAGAAGAAATAGAGCGGATCGTAACCGCCCTCGAAACGCATGCGCGCGATTGTCAGCACTGGATCGACAGGGCTGAAAATTACGGCAAAAAGCCAGAAGTCCAACTGCATGAAGATGGCTTGCGATTATCTGAAGCCGCCGCCGCCCTTCGCCAGCTTCTTTCAGAGCGTGAGTTGAGGCCAATCGAAATGGCGCCAGAAGACAAGCCAGTTCTTCTATACGGAAGGCTCTGCGGCGAGATCTCTGACTATTTCGACCAGGACGAATTTTTCGTTGGGAGCAAAAAATACGGGAGCTGGTCCGTAGACGGCACTGATACTTACAGTGTCACCTGCTACGAGCCGAAAGGCTGGCTCCCCCTTCCTCCCTCCCCAGACACAAAGCAGGGAGAATAGAAGATGGCTGATCCATACGACGATTACGAATACGAGGACTACGACGAAGGAGAGAGAATGACCGAGAACTACCGCTTGATGGTCTACTTCGCCGTCGCCACACTCTATCTGTATCGCAAGAGCATCAAACCATACGAGTTCGGCGAAACGATAGAGGATTTCCAGGGGCGCAACATCGACGTGCAAGAGCGCGTGATGATCGATGGAAAGAACCTGTTCGGCTACGAGCTGAGCCACGAGCAGATGAGACGGGCCTTTTCCTCCTATCTGGCACCGGGACAATCTATTGACGACTTCGGTCCCGCAGAGATGGTTCCTAAAGACGATAGTCCGGAAAAGGTGAGCGTCTGACTTCCGCATCTAACCACATTCGATAGGGAAGAGAATGAAAATACTTTACGACATGATCCAGAAGCGCGCCACAGATAGATTCTGGGATGACGATCTTCCTCTCAGTCATGAGAAGATCAAACGCTGGTCCGACCACTGGTTCTCCGAAGCTCGGCAGCTGAAATCCGAATTCGAGGATCAGGGACTTCTCGACACGGCGAACCATCTGCAAAAGATAATCGACGACGCGCCTAAAATTTAACGATTTCCGAATTTGGATATTATCTGAAGAAAAATGAGAGTATCCCCGATTTAGGGTGCTTTTTTCTAGACTTTTTGTGCAAATCGTTTCATAAAATTCCAGACAAAACTGAAAACATCGAGGAATTTTACTAATTATGGCCGGTTTTTCGCTCACTGACACAGACGGGATGGAGAAATATCTATCACGCGACGAAATCCCGAGAGTGATGGCTCAAGCCGATCAGATGCGTCCAAAGCCCCGCGCCTTTTTTTACACGCTCTTCTATACGGGGGCAAGACTGAATGAAGCTCTCGCTCTTCGGCAGAAGGACATCGACATTGAGAAGAGAAGAGTCGCGATCAAGACGCTGAAGCTGCACAAGACCTACAAAGGCAAGAAATTGAAAAAGCCGCCAAAGCAGGAATGGCGCAGGGTTCCGGTCCCGGCGGTATACATGCAGATGATGGATCTTGTCTTCGAGCTTCGGCGCGGTAACCCGGAGGCGCGATTGTGGTCAATCACCGATCGACAGGCACATAACTGGATCAAGACTATAATGACGAAAGCCGGACTTCCGCATCACGGGCCGCATACGCTCCGTCACACTTTCGGGATTTCAGCCGCCATGAAGAATGTTCCGCAAGCCATGATTCAAAAATGGCTTGGGCACAAGAAGGCTGACACGACATCCATTTATACGACGGCTGGCGGATCGGAGGAAGAAGAGCTTTCGGATAGAATGTGGTCCGACGCGTAGAGACAGAGGAAAGAGATAAAGGAAAACAGCATGGCACATGTACAGTTCAGACTTATGGGCACATCCCCGCTTCTACAGCACAATGAAAGGTTGGCCAATCCTTTGCTGGAGATCAGCAAGGAGATTTCCAAGGTTGCGAAGAAACGCAACAAGACCGAAGCCGATTATGAGCTTTTGGCAAAGCTGGAGTTCAAAGGCGGCATTTATTTTGACGATGACATCGGGCCATATATCCCCGGCACATGGATCGACAAGACGCTGGAGGTATCCGGCAAACGCGAAAAGCTTGGATCGACATTCAAGGCATACGCGCGATGCGTCGAAGACAAGATGCCACTTGAGTATGATGGCCCGCGGACTATCGAAAAGCTATGGAGCAATGGCTTTTATGACATGCGCTGCGTTGGCGTTCAGCAGCGCAAGACCTTGCGAACTAGACCATGTTTCAAGGACTGGTCTCTTGTAACAACCATTTTGTATGACGACACAGCGCTCGACCGCGACCAGGTTATCAGAACGATGGAGCGGAGTGGCACAGCAATTGGTATCGGTGACTACAGGCCGCGCTTTGGGCGCTTCAACGTAGAGGTTCTTGCAGATGTCAGTGACGATCTCAAACGAGCAGCTTAAGAAATACCCGGCATGGAAAGAGGCGCTAGAGCGATTTCGCGTTGCGATGGATGCTGATGAATTCCGTTATGATTCAATAATTTCTCATGAATGGCTACATGAAGCCTTTGGGCTTAAAGTTCCAGACGACAAAACACCGTGGGTAAAGGCCAAAAAAATCCAGCTTGAATATATGGCCCAATTCATTCGCTTCCGCGAAGCTGTGCAACTTGAAGATCTTCTCTATTTGGAGGCAGAGCGGTCGCTTGGGTATCGCATCGTCCCCCCTTCGGATCAAACACAAAAAGCAATGGAGCGGGCCTCCATTGAAATGAAGAAAGTTCTTACACAGGCGGCGCGTGCTGTCGGCAACATTCGAACCCAGGAACTAAGCGACCAACAGAAACGAGAGAACATGGATGCGCGGGCAAAGATCAGTTCAATTGCGGGGCTGAGCAAGCGCATCGCTTCACCATTTTAGATTTAAAGTTACCGATGGGAGGGGTATGGCGCGGCTTGGTGTGGTGAGGTTGCGCGAGGTAGGGATAATTTCATTGATTTGGTATGGAACGGCAAGGTCTGGTCAGGAGCGGCTTGGCGTCGCGAGGCCCGGCGGGGTGAGGTAGGGAAACTTATTTGATTATGGTCGGGACCTGTCTGGTCAGGAATGGCATGGCAAGGTCTGGAAGGGTATGGTGAGGAGATTTTATTGATTTCGCTATGGTGCGCTGTGGTCAGGAGTGGACAGGCACGGCTCCGCCCGGAGAGGTAGGGACACTTAATTGATTTTGGCCAGGCCTGGATAGGTATGGAATAGTCAGGCGAGGCGAGGAACGGCAGGGTAAGGACATTATTTTGATTGATGTGGGATTAACGCCGGCTAACGCATACTTAAAGGAGGGATGAAGAATGATCTGGCCTTTTAACAGTCCATATTTCTGGCGCGGGTTCTGGAAGCAAATGCGTGTTCAAGCACCTATCATGATTTTTCTGCTGCTTGTGTTGCTGGCGCATCTTATCTGGACTTATTCCTAACCTCTATTCCGACACTGGAGAAACGAGAAATATGTTTAAGCGAAAAACCGAATACGTGCCAGTTCCGGTAGCAGTCGAGAAGCCCAGCTATGTAAATCTAGACGTTACCGTTCACGAGCACCGCGCGCCAACTGATGAATCTGTGCGCCTGCTCAACGAGATGCGTGACGAAACAAGCAAGAATATCATAGCGCAAATCCCATTGAAAAACAATGTTTTCGAGGGGCATGTTATGGTTGAGACTGACAATATGAACCATCAAAACATCTATCGCGGCATAGCTGTTGTGAATGGACAGAGGATTGTCGTCGAGCACCGCGCGCCGCCAATAAAGGACAGATCTCAGTGGGGCGAGCCGCTCCGCGAACTCTGCGAAAAAATGGCGGAAGCAATCGCACGCGATATTCTCATGACGCCCTTCATTGAAGCTACGCGGACGAAAATTATCGGATAGTCAATATAGCATAAGGAGGAGAGAAATGAAAACCCAGACTGGGAATTGGAAAGACAGCGACAGCCTGCTGGCGTTGTATCGTTTCCATGCAAATGCAGAAGATCATGAGTTGGAAGAGATGAATATCGAACGCCAAAATGTCCTTGATCTGATCCAAGCGCTGGAGGCAGACATGAGCGGCTATCGTGAAACCGAGCTTCTCACTATAGCACGCCAAATGATCCGCGCCTACAATATTGGAGTGGGGGAGGCGTTGAAATGAAAGACTGGATGCCTTTACCGGAACCGCCTCAGGCAGGGGAATAGGAAGGGATATGAACGATCTGCTACCGACATTCTGGATTATGATCACGCGAGAAGGTTATTTCTACCCGATCCAGCCGAGTGAAGAATGCAAGCCGGAAGACCATGGCGAGATAAACGATCACGTTGTCCGCATTGAGGATATGGATGGTAATGTGTTGTGGCAGCGACCATTAGTTCACTAGCGACAATCCACCATCCCTTTGCTGATCTCACAGCCTGACCAAGCAGATTGATGCGAAGCGGTGCCGATCTGAAACATAAGGTGCCCGAAAAGTATAGCGGCAGCAATAGTGAGGACAATCCAGGCTATTGGAGCCCGGCGAAAGCCCTTATCACTTCTGCCACTTCCTGAACCGTGAAGTTCGCCAGCAGCAGCAGCGCGCTTATCAGATACAGGGGTATCGGCCACTGTAGCAGACGAGTGAAATTTATGCCAGTATTCAATATGGTCGGCTTCGAAGGCTTCACTTTCGCCGCCAGCTCCAGCAGACCGATGATTTTTTCCTGCTGGGCGACGATGTGATTGAGCAGCTTTATCTGCTCGTGCTGCGTTTCCCGTAGCCTGTCGATCAGGCCATGCATCCAATCTGCCATTGCGCTCTGGCCCTATGTATTCATACCCTGTTAACGCCATAGTTGAGTCCCATGTCCTGTGTAGAATTGATGTGGGCCATCTACGAACTAATCCTTCGTTGTGGTCTAGGGCAGGTGTCGGTCTCACCACCGGTACTTGCCCGCTCGTTTGTGCGGATTTTCTCCGCACCTAATCTAAGGTGTTGAATTGAATTGTTTTATACGTCAATATGGGATGTTCAGATAATAATCGGTAATGAATGGTAATGAAACCGGCCGCAAGTGGCTCTGCCGCCGGGATGGAGCGGCCAAAATCCCCCCTGGAGCTTCTAGTGCGCGTCCGTCGCGCGGCTTCGCGGGCGTTTTTCGTGGCTGGCATGCGCGCCGGTAGTTTTTTCTGCGCGACGGTGCCATTTTTTGCGCCGCGCTCGCCTCTACATGTTAACGAACCCCGCTTTCCCTTAACTTATCCCATGCGATAGGTTAAAGATGTAGGACAACGGAAATGGACTTAGATGCAGTCTGGGCAAGGGCCCAAGAAGACGGGAAGCGCGAGGCCAGCCTCCTTTTCCCTGACAGCGACGAATATGAGGAGGCAAGACAGCGCATTGCACGCCAGATAGCGGATGAGCGTTTTCAGGAAATGGCTTCTCGGTATCCAGCTCGACGTAAACCTCGGCGCTTTAAGTAGTGTCATTTCCGGCAATCCTCATGAGCGGCGATTGCACGGCGCAGGGCGGCATTTTTGGCGTGGATTTGCGTTACCAGCCTTCCAGCCACTTCCACCGCCGTGTCGCCACGTATGATTGGCTTGCGGCGTGATTCAACAGCAAGATCGGAAGGCAGCGCCGGACAGCTTAATTTCGTCTCAACCACGACCGGCTGATAAGTCGAGCAAGCGCTGACGCTCAGCATCAGAAAGCACGCAAGCAGTCCCTTCGCGATTTGTCTCATCGATCAATACCTGTAACCGTTGCTCAAATTGCTGACGTTCTCTTTCAGCCTCTTCCGCGCGGCGTTCATTTGCCTTGGCAAGGCGTTCCTTGTTCGCAGCAGCTTGACGCAACACAGCAATTTCCTGCTTATAGGGTGCAGCAGCATCGGCGCGGATCCATGCGAGAAACCCAACGCCAATGACGGCAAGGATCAGATAGCGCCCGATCGTGCCGGTGAGGAAGGAAAGAATCATCGATTCAAATTAATCCCCAAGTTGTGCTCCAGAACGCGGCGGAACTCAATATCCTTGGCCATCTTCCAGATCATGTATCCGGCAAGTGCGGCTGCCAGATACCAGTGTTCTGAAGCCCATCCGGCGACATCGACGAGGCCATTCGTCGTGGTCTTGAGGATGTTCAGCTCTTTCAGGAGATCCGATGCTGTATCAAGGATGCCTGTTTCTTTTGCGGTCGCTGTAACGGCAGAGACTGCCATCGCAGCTTTGCCGACAGCCTTGAGATTGTCGGTCTTTTCGATCGTCGTGGATCCGGCTTCCTTCAAATCCTCCGCAGTTTCCGTGGCGCGCTCGCCGAGGGGCATGGGGACAGCATTCTCGGCATTCAGCGCAGTCCGCGTTTGCGGGCCGATTATCCCGTCCGTAGCGATTCCACTCTCCGCCTGGAAGGCAAGCACAGCTGCGCGCGTACGGGATCCAAAGATGCCATCAGAGCGGCCAACCGCATATCCCAGCTCCTTTAGCCTCTCCTGCAATGCCTTGACGAGTTCGCCGCGATCGCCGATTCTCAGCATATCGTCGACTGCTCGACCGTTGATCTTGAGCGCATCACACGCGCGTGAATACCACGTCTGGCGGCTTGACCATCCGATCGGATCCAGTTTAGAGAACGCATTGCCGCGGTTGATGCCGTTGCAGACGGCCTTGAACCCGGATTCTCCGCGATCGCAATATTCAATGAATTTCGAGATTTCCCAGCATGCGGCTTGCAAGGAAACATTCGCGTCTTCAATCAGGTCAGGCTGCTCCCCGAGTGGCACGCCGATCGCTTCGGCAACCTTTTCATAAGACCAACGTCCGGTAAGCTGGACAAGTCCGCCACCACGGAAATCATAACCATCATTGGATCCGGGGCGGTTGCCCATGCGGCTGCCGTAGACGGAATTCGCGAGCGCCACCGGATCGCCAGCGAACTTGACGGCTTCCGGCCGGGTTGGCCAAACTTCCTTGATCCGCTTCGCCGAATAGTGCATATTCTCGCGTACGATCGTCAAGCCGCCAGTTTCATGGCAAACAGTCGCCAGAAAAGCCGCCATGCGTAGAGGCGTATTTATCCCCCAACGCTCAAAGACTTCGGATCCGCCGACAAGCGCATCAACATAATCCTGACGCGCACGAGGCGCGAGGCGGCGGAGATGATCCGCTACCAACGTGAATGTCATTCGCTAGGTCTCCCTTGCGGTTTGATCAGGCGTAAAAAAACCGCCCATAAGGGCGGCTAGCTTTTATTTGCGTATAAGCGGCAGATTTGTTAATAATCTTGCTTTGGAGGGCAATATGCACAAAAGCAGAGATCTGGAAATTGCAGAGACTGAGGAACGTTACGAGCAAGGAATGATGATTGTCGCCGTCTGCGCTTTTATCGCAGGCATTATCATGACCTGCTTTATCGGTTGGGCGGCAAACTACTCATAGAAGATGTTGACTTGACCTGCGTCAAATGAATTGGTGCCGGTTCTGGTCAACCTCAATCGGTCAAGCTCCGCACTTAAGGTCTTTGTGCCGCCAACGCAGGACACACCTGTCGCAACAATTTCACAACTACCTGAAATAACCCAGACATTGCCTGTTATTCGCGTCAAAACCACACTACCACTAGCCGCTCGGGCTGCGTTTGAAACATATAGCACATAGCCGCTCGTGCTACTCGTACTCGCCACACCTGCACCAACGATGGCTAGTGCTGATGCGGAGTAACCTGTCGTCTCCAGACCTCCGCTGTCGCCAATCTGGATGAGAAGATTATCCGATCCATTGAGCGAGACACCATCGAACATGATGGTTATTCTGTTTAGTCCTGAAGGCAGCCCTGTAAAGTCGAAAGCTGTGCCACTTGTCGTGGCTTGTACCGTATCAACCGATAGAACGTTAGGAACTCCGCCAAGCGAGGCGATCGCACGGCCTGATGTGCCATCAAAGACAACACCATGTCCATCAGTAACTGTAGAATTCTCGTTACGGACCTGGTTTCCGGCGGTGACATCATTCGTGACATCCTTTGTTCCGGCGGAGAAATCAACGGCAGCATTAGAATTCGTGGATTCTATTACAGTGTCACGAACGAGCGTGGTGGCGTCGGACATGCTGCCGGTGCCACGTTCCCATTCTCCGGCGGCTTGATTGCTGATAAAATAGTCGAAAACATCAGACCCACCAGTTCCGAAAGCATCGTTAAAATTGTTCTTGCCGTTGACATTGACCAGGGTAAAATTGCCTGTCCCTGTCGTCGTGCTGGTTTCATGGACGAGATTGGCTGGCGCTGGCATCGCTTTTTATTTCCGTCTGGCTAAAGGATAGAGATTTACTGATAGAAAATATTGACTTGACCGCCATTGAAAGTATTTGTGCCGGTTCTCGTCAACCGTACCTGGGTCAACTCCCCACTCAATTCCTTGCGCCCACCGCCATTCTGTGGGCCAGTTCCACCTGCTCCCGACTGAAGGGCATGGGAGCTTACCCAAACGTTACCGTTAACTTTGGCAAGCGTCATGATCCCATTCGTATTGCTTGAACTCAACGTTCGAAAGCCTGATGTTGAAGCGGCTTCTGTGTTTCTATTGCCGGAGACAGAATCATAACCTGTTGTTTCAATTCCACCACTATCACCGATCTGAACAAGCAATCCGTCACTACCAGACAAAGAAACCTCATCGAAACGAATCTCAATTCTATTCGCGCCTGCCGGAATGCCTGTGAAATCAAATTCTGTTCCACTGGTTGTGGCTTGGACGGTTTCTAACGTACCCCTGACTAGAGCCGCTGTTGCCTTTCGAAGTGCACCGCCAGAAGCAAGTTGAACGATGAATTCATCAGCATCGGCTGCAAAGTCAGTCATTGCGGTTAGAGAGTTGATGCTTATCGGAAATGTCACCCATGCCGAAGTGACAAACGCAAGGAACTCGTTAGAATCCTGATCGTAGGCAACCCATCCGCAATCTGTAGCCGGCGTATAGTTGAACCACCCTCCGGATCCATTCGCCTCAGCAATGTCGTGCTCTGAAAATCCAGACCAGTCTCCAGTCGGCGATGATCCGACGATATAGCGCGCACCGGCAACAGGTGACCCGGGGGGAGTAGAAAGTCTGTCGGCAATCCGTATTACACCGTTTGTCCCGCCGATTAGCGGAGGACATTCGGAGTGAACCTTGAAGTTGGTGCCGTCACAAGCAATCCAGACTGTGTGTCCTAGTCCCGTCAAGGCAAATTGTATGGGACTTGCGCCGGGTATCGCAAATGTATCCGTGCCATCCCCAGTGATCAAGATCTGGTTCGCCGTGCCCGCATGCCGGATGCCAACGAAGAAACCATCCCCGAGCGTAGCGGCATCAGCAAAAGTTGCTGTCAACGCTCCGCTGGAGCAGTTCATGTTGATCAGCTTGCCTTTGTCGGCAGTAGTGATCGAGCGATCTACGGAGATGTTTACAACGGACTGGTCAGCTACGGCTGCTGATGTCAGAAAACTGCTGGTGTCGAGAGCGCCGCGGACATTATCATGCTCCCAAATTGTCCCGCCGCCAAGAACTGAGGTCAAACGAACCTTGTAAGCCGTGTTCCCAGTATAGATCAACGTTCGTGCGTTGCCCGATGTTACCGGATAGCCGCCAGAGTTGCAATCGACCGTCGTGCCGAGTGATGTGGAGAGGCTGCTATCGCTGTAGACTGTTCTTGCATTCGACGTTCCGGCATCAAAAAACGCCAAGATGCCGTCCGTGATGATGCTTCCGGACGTGTTCGTTGCCCGCCAGCCGGGGCCGATGACGGAAATGGAGTCGGTCATATCTGTTCCTGAATGCTAACGAATGGCAAGGAGCCGGTTCTGCGGCGCTGCTGAGACTTGGGGAACGCTGAACTGTGGAACTGGGGCGGGAGGCTGGAAACGCGGCTGTGCGGGCTGCTGACCGCCTTCCATCTCACTTAGAAGCTGCTGGAGTTCTGCAAGCTGGGCGTCGAAGTCATCAGGCTGTTCCGATGCCTCAGGTCCATAGCCAGAACCCGCATATGCGTTTTCATAGACGCGCGCCGGGTTGCGTTCCGGGACTTGAGCCATCTGGTAAGCGTCTTCGACTGCTCCAAAGCGAAGAGCCTCCGGCATATAGCGGGCAGCCATGTTTCGGGCTTGCGGACTTGCAAAATCGTCCGTCATGTCAGAGGCCATTTGCGGTATCGACATTTCGCCGCCTGCGGCAAATGCTGTCTTTGCAGCTTGTGGCAAAGCCTGCAAGAGGCGATTGCCTCCGTAAGCTGTTGCAGCTGCTGTGCCTGCAGTTCCCATCTTGTCGGCAGTGGATGGGCCGCTACCATCTGAGGCTTGCGCATCAGCCATGTTGTAAGCGACCGTTCCAGCAACAATAGGAGCAAAGGCCGGGCTTTTAAGCATCTTGGTCGCAGCGCCGCCGCGTGGCGCTGGCGTAGCCTTCACCGCATCCGCTACAGCTTGGCGCAACTGATCGACATTCATCTTGCTGCGGCCTGGGATCTCGTATCGCCGAGCCTGCTGCATCAGATCGCCATATGAGCCTGGGAGTTTGGGGCGAGATTTTGGGCTTGCCTTTGGTGCTTCAGGTTTAGGCTGAGCGGGTGCCGGAGCTGTCGCCCGTGGACGGGCATCAGAAGCATCCATCCGTGTCGCAAGCTCTTTGGCGGCATTGATGCGGGCGAGGGCCTGCCCCATGCCGGGTTCGCGGGCCGGGAAGAAGAACCGGCGGCCACCTTCAACGCCGATGCCTGTTCCGGTCCCAAGCAAAGCATTTGCAACACGCTGGTTGGCTTGGCGCTCAGTCTCGGTCAGAGATTCATCGTTCGCCCTGCCCTGATAGTTCTGATATTCGTTGAAAACAAGGCCCGCGGGAATGCCATAGGATGCGGCACGACCCATAACATTGCCGGCCTGCATGAGACGATTGGTTGGGGCAAATCTCTCTGCGGCCTTGGCAGCACCAAAGGCCTTTGCGCGGTTCGCCTGTGAGGATGTCAGGTCGCGTGTCGGGCCGATTTCGTCGCCGATTTCCTTGAGCGCCTCGACATTGCCGCGTTCGAACCTGTCAAGCCCGCGATTGGCAAGCTCGCCATATGCGCCGCCAACGACAGCGCCAGCGCCGAAAGGTGCGAATGTATCCCAGACAGGATCAACGCCTTGTTCGCGCTCCTGCTGCTGTTGCTGCTGTTCTGTTCGCTCGCGCTCCTGCCGTGCAGCTTCTCTTTCGGCTTGTTCTGCCGCCAGACGCTCGCGTTCAAGCTGGATCTCCGCATCGGTCTTTTGCGGCTCCATCTGCTGCTCAAGCACCATTGCGCGCTGAGTGGCTGGCCCCATCTTTCCGTCAATAGTGCCAGTATACAAACCCTTCGCTTGCAACCTGGCCTGAAGTTCTTTAATCTGCTCAGGATTCATTTTGATTGGAACCGTCTGTTATGGATGAAATCGTCTATTCGGAAACCCGCCCCGGTGTCATGGAAACCGATCGGGAGCGCCGCACCCGCGAAGACCGTATCTATCGCCGATGGGATAAAGCCGGGCCTTGGATTCTTCCGGCTGGAATAGTATTCTTGTGTCTTACGCAGGCGTTTTTCGGATGATAACTCGCAAGACAGAACAGAAACTCGAAGACCTGTCCGCACTTGTGATGGTGATTTCTGGACTGATTGGGATCATCACACTGCTGCTTGGATTAATTGGCCCCGGCTTTGCCCTGCTGGCAATTTCTGCGATTGCCTACTACATGGCAGATCTTGGTAAGCATTAGTCGTCAGAACTTGTGCCTCCAACTGTGCCTATATCTGTGGCTGGCCTGCGGCCGACACGAGCAAACTCCCGGATCGCCGCAACATATGCCTGACGCTGTGCCGATGTCTGTGCCTCACTAGCAAGCCTGCGGAGCATCGGAAGCATCTGCGCCGGATCAGTTTCCGTCAAAATGCGGACACGTTCTCGCGCAGCGCGTTGCCCGATCTGCCGCGCCAACCTCGTAGACAAGTCCTCAAGCACCTTCCCAAAACGTCCCGTAGCCAGATTTGCTGCAGCTCTCGGCCCTTCCATCAGTTCGGCCATGTCGTCTTGCAATGGCGCGGTTCTGGAACCTGAGAGAACATCTCGGGTTGTGTTTGTCGTGATGTTTTCGCGACGTAGATTGCGAATAAGGCTCTGGCCTCTATCGTAGACCTGCTGCTCAATGGTTCGCTGCGGTCCTCTTGGCGATCTTGGGCGCGGATATAGAGCGTTGACAATCCGCTCAAATGCTTCTGTCCCGAATTGATCAGCAGCAGCGCGCCCTTGCCTTACATTCAGAGCATCATCCATAAGCTTGCGCTCGAAACCGACACGCATCAACTCCTGTTGCGTTGGCGTCATGGCACGAAAGTCGCGAAGCGCCTGTCGAGTTTGCGGCGTCAGGCGTCTGCCAATCTCTGTCCCGCGGTCAAGAATACGTTCCGTCGTGCGATTCTCCGAAAAGCGGGCGTCGGCATCCCTGAGTAGGGTGTTGTTACGCCGAGCCGCATTGTTCAGATCTGTGCGGAACTGTGTCAGCTCGCGCGTGAGCGGCGTGGCGCGTCCGTCCTGCATGGAGCGTGCGATCATCTGGTCAAGCTCTTGGCGACGCTCCAGATATGTCGGGACATCATCAATCACGTCCATTGCACGTGTGTAGCGCATGCCGCTTCTGCCATTCTGAACCATGCCGCCACGGTAAAACATGTCTACGGCACGATTGATGGCATTGTTGATTTCGCCACCTTCTTGCGGTCGCCTCGCGCGCCAACGACGGATAACCGGCAAAACATTTACAGGCTGAGCATTTTGTCTGGCGAGGTTATAGGCCGCTTGCTCTTCCTGTCGTGCTATTGTTGACAAACGCTGAACTTCATCATCAAAATTTCGACCCTGAACCCCTGATTGCTCAATGATCCCTGAAGTTCTTCCTGGTTGCTCACGCTGGCGCCCAATAAGCCGTTCCGCTGCGATGGGATCATCGGCGATAGCCATATCGGCTCGTGCCTGATTGGAAAGTGGCATCGCGCCACCTGATCCGAGATCTTCCTTGGCAATATCAATGATGTTTCTGGGCGTCGGGTTGGCATCTTGCCAAGTGCGTACATAGTTGCGTACCGTAGCCGGGTTCAGCCCGTAATCGCGGGCGATAGTCGCAACAGGCTCGCCGCCCATGCTTCTGCTGACAATGTCTGCCATGTCGTCAGCGCTAAACGGTGTTCCTGCTGGCGTCATGCGCCCCTGAAGCTGTGCGCTGGGTTGCGGCGCAACATCTTGAAACGTGCGCTGCAAATCGAAATCAGCCTTTACAGCCTGGTCTGCGATATCCTGATATGCAGCCATTTCAGGATTTCTTGCACGCTGGATCTGCCTGTTTGCATAGCGCGCCGCATCACGCGTTCCACTTACAAACCTTCCGCCCATGTTCAATGCATTAGGAGCCGCAAAACCGCCGATAAGCCCCATGCCAACTTCTGCGACCGGGCCAAGCTCCTGATCGCGCGCCAAGCCTACGCCAGACCCCGCTCCAGCAGTCGATGTGGTTTCAATGGCGGCGGCTCGGCCTGGACGCTGTGCAAACTGCTGCAACAGGCGATTGGTCGTAGCCCCCGGCAAGCGGCTTGCAGCGTTCATGGCTCCAAATGGCAGGACAGACCCGCCGGCAACCTCGCCAACAGCTTCCGAGAAACGTCCTGCACGTGTCTCTGGCGGCGCAACGTTTGCGCGTCTGGCAAGGTTAAGTTCCGGGATAAGCTCACCTTCATAGCCCATAAGGCGCGCAGCTTCATTGATCGGAACCCGAACAGGAGAACCGATCACATTGAGCATGGCGTCAATACCAGTATTCGCGCCGTATCCGAAGCCCTTGGCCATGTCCACAGCTACGTCAGGGGAAGGTCCTGGCTTGAATTCCCTCACAGCATCAAGCGTTGCCCCCTCGCCGCTGATGTAAGCATCGATTTCAGTCTCGGGAGCGCCTTGGTCAACCATCTTGCCGACATTGCGCTTGATGCGGCCAAGGTCAAGTTCTGCCATTATTCAAGACCATATTTCTGTTTGATGGAGTCCACATTGGTAGAAGGTTGGGGTGGAGCCACATTGCCTTGCGGAGAATACCCCGGTTGGAAATACTCGCCAGAACGGATGCCTGACGCTTTCTGGCGGTTGAATTCCAATCGCCTTTGCGCAGCCTGCTTTGCAGCCTCGTAAATCCGCTTGCGAACTTCTGGGGATTTATTGACACTTCCTTGCACCTGAAGCAGAATCTGCCGCTCACCTTCTGTTGGCATTCCGCCAAAGGTTGACTTCAGATTTTCAAGGACTTGCTGTGTAACAACGTTCTGCAATTGCTCTGTCGCCTCGCCGCCTTCCGCACCATAGAGGCTTGTCAAATACCCCCTTGTTTCAGCTCCGATACCCGAATAGGCTTTATCATTGAGTTCAAGAGCGGTATCCAGAGATGACAAAACATTGCTTGACGCCTGTGCACCTTCATCAGCTTCAAAGATCTCTCTCATGGCGGTTGCAGATGGCGCCTGAGGTTTTGGCTGCCCCTGATAGACAGGAACATATTGACCGTCAGGCCCTTGCTGCACAAGATCATTGCCAACCTTGATCGGCTTTGACGCCCCGCCCGACAGCCCCCGAGCCTCTGAGATAATCATATCCAACACAGGATCAGGATTAGCAGGATCGAGATTATAGGCTTTAAACTGTGTTTGCAGGCGAGGATGTGCGTTAACGAATGCCGTCATCAGCTGTTGTTTCCGCGCCGGATCGGTTTCGTTCCGAATGCGCTCGGCAATGCCCGCGGTGCGGTTGATCAGGCTGGTTCTGAGGTCATCCTGCGTTTTCTGTACCCTGAGGCCATGAAGTTCGCTTGAGCGGCCCTCAGCGGCTGATGCACGCCTGTCTGCCGCCGCCTGACGCTGGCGCTGGTACTGCGTGTTCTGGATGTCGCGCTGTGCGTTCCGAAGCTGCATCCCGGTGTTCAAATCGCCGAATTCGAAGGCTTTGTTTGCGCCTGTGTCATAATCTCCAGACTGAAGGGCAGAGCCGATCTGCTTGTTCTGGTCAAGCAGGCGGTTTTTCTCAATCTTCTGACCTACGGCGTCAAGACCACGGTTGATCGGCGAAAAATCTATCCCTTGAGGTCCGGGATTATATCTGGGAAGCGGAACATAATAATTTGCCATGTTGTTACCCAATCATCGCGTAATCAACCATTGCATAACCCTCTGGGCTGTAAACCACAGAGGCAGGGAATTTTTCGGCAGCTTCATGCGCCATAACGCCTCTGTAGCGCTCGGGCTGTCCAATATAAGCAAACTCATAGACAGGTAAACCAGAAGGCAATGTGCCGACGCGCTCAATATCCTCTTTAAGGCGGATGTCTGAGAATGCAACAGCAGCTTTCATTGCAGTTTCACCTACACCTAAGAGGTTGTTAATTCCCGTATTGCGTGTGCCCGCGATGGCATTGCCTGCATTGATTTCATTTCCTGCAAGAGAGCTTTTGTAACCGTACAGCATGTCCCCTTGACCACTGCGAATCCCTGCGCGAGCATTCGCAGCTTGCATCCCAGATTGGCCTTGACCTTGAAGCCGGTTAAGATATTGGTTGTAATTTTCCAATCCAACTCGCGCACCCGCGAGAGCAGCCTTGCCCCCGTAGGTATTGCCGCGAGCGTTCAACTGGCGAAGCAACGCGTTGGATTGCTGATTTAGCGATGCCCCGAACATGTCATCGCTAAGGTATGTTTGCTGAGCCGCTGTCCGTTCTTCCGGCGTGCCAAGGCCAAGTAGTTGATTATAGCGTGTCTGTGCCGCGCTTCCGCCCGATGCATATGGTTCGTATTCGCCATAGGCTTCATCATACCGTGCGTCCGCACCTTCATAACCTTCCGTGAGAAGGCGATCGGACGCAGCCTTAGCGCGTCTGACATCACGGCGTGAATCACCGCCGGTAAGATTTGAGAAAAAGCCCAAAATGGCCTCCTACGGGTTTAAATCTGTGGTGTTCTGATTGACTTGCGCGATCAGCTTAATGTGAGATCAGCCGTACGTGTAACGCCATCACTGCCCACATATGAAAACCTGAGATTTGTGTTTGATGTCGCAGTGACTGTCAGTTTGCCGTTTGTGCTCAAAGAATCCTGATTGGTTTTCTTGAGCCATTGCGTGAATCTTTGAAACCAAATAGTGTTTATTTTTACTTCAGATTCACCAGTTGGGCTAATCTTTACTGCCCCGATAGGAACATCTGGGCTCGGAATAGTGAGATTTGCCATTTATTGCCATCCATTTTTAGTTGACTGCTTAAGCGTTCAACCTGTCAAAGGAAATTGCTGCTTGCATGAGCACCCGCTCGACTGGTGCGGAGATCCTAAACCGGAATATGCGCCCTTTCTGACCGGTCTTACCCATGCGGTAGATCGGCTTGATGCGGCGATATTGTGCTGTGGCGCCAAGATCTCGTTCCCGCTCGACAGACCAGCTGTAACCGCCATCATCGCTCCATGAGATGAGCATTTTCGGAGCGCTGGCATGCGTATCGGTTGAGTTGAGGCCAACGCCAGTTGCTGCATCGATGAACATACCCTTGAACTTGATGTCGTAGGGGAAGGCATGGACAGGCGGGGTGATAACGTCGCTGACAAGGTAATTGCCAGCCTCGGTAAACGTCTTGTTGTCTAGCGTGTAGAGCTGGCCTGTGTTATAGTCTCCGGCGATGATCTTGTTGCCGAACTTGAACACAGTACTGACCCGCCAGCGGTCAAGATCATAGCTTTGACGCGTGTGCCAGTGCCCCGTGGATGAATCAAATACTCGCGTCCATGAGCTGCATGTAAGCGCGTAGAAGAAACGGCCGGCATAGGCCCATGCAAAGCCTTTAAGCTGATCGGCGTTCCCGGCTTCATCAAGATCCTTGATAAGCTCCTCGATCTCGTTCGTCGAGATGACTTCGCCGGAATAGCCGCTCATGAGGCGGACTGTGTGATCAGGGGCAACCCAGATGATGGTTTTGCGACTCGGCGTGTCTACCTTGGCAACGCTGTCACCTGCCAGGCAGCCAAGCTCCAGAGCATGCACGCGGGCAAATGGAAAGTCAGGGTCTCCGGTGTTCTGGTGCCATTCAATGCTGGTCTCCTTGAAGAAGACAGCCTCGCGCTCCAGTGTCATTGACCGGACGATTTCATCGGGGTAGGCTTCAGCCGTGCCTTCGTCAAGACCGTCGACCGTTGTGAAATCGTCAATGCCAGTCAGGAAATAGGACGCTCCGATGACCGGGATGATGCCGTAGCCGTCAAGAACCGATATGGAGATTGGCGACGGAAGATCTGGGTCGCTGATTTCTGTGACGGAATTGGCCTGCGTGTCGATGACATAATAAAGGCCGTTTGAGACCGCCCCGATCTGCGCCGGATTGCGCCGGTTGCGGTCGAGATAGACTGGCCCATCGGTAGCGATACCGCCGATCAACGTTCCCACACCACTTGAGTTTACGGCGTAAACATTGCGGCCAACAACAACATATGCCGTCTGGTCAACTGCAATGCCGGCACGCACGCCGCCGCCGCTGAGGGCAGAGCCAAATGCCGTCAAGCCTTCTGTCGAGTAAATCGCCCACGCGGTTTTGCCATCTTGCTCAATTTCCTCAGCAAAACAGTTAATGAGCTGGGCATAGCCTGCCTGCCGGTTGCGGGCCGGGTTAGATCTCAGGCCGAGTGAAATTGGTGTAGGTTCCCCCATTATCGGTATCTCACGATCTGCTGGCCATCTGGAACGTCTTGCGTTTCCCATGGGGGAATGGAGCGGCGGTTTTCTGCGCTGAATTTGCGGCGACGCTGGACGTTGCGGGCTTCAGTTTCACCTGCAAGTCTTTTATACAGTTGGTGGGCAACCTCTGACTCAGCATTTGATATCATGTCTTCTTCAGACAAATTCGCCCCGGCCGCTTTCATTTGGCGAACTCGATCTGCAACGGCTGTTTGAGCTTCCGGCGTAGTTAGCATCTCTCGCCAATTTCCACCTTTGGCAAAATCCTCAAAATTCTGTACACCATGTTGCAATTCATGAAGAGCAATGCTTCTTGCATCAGACGGATCGACGCCTTGGGCCTGAAGGTAGGGTCGATTTTGCCCGCTCAGATCAGGCATGTAAGCGCCTTTTGGCTCTAAATCTGGTCCATACTTCCCGTACATGGCTGGGACATCACCATAAGCCGCCTCATACTCTGGATGGCTAAGGCTGGTGAACTCACCGGATTTGCTCTTCTGGAACATGCCGGCTTTATCAGGCTTCACACCGCTAAGCTCAGCGGCGCTGTCGTCAATCTCAAAGCGCCATTTGCCGTCAACACCTTGGAACCATCCGGTCTGATTCCAGATGTCATCGCGAGATGCACCGGAGGCGGCAAGTTCTTGAGCTTTGCCAAGCGCGGCTTGATCTGCCGTTTTCGCTGTAGGCCCAGCAAAAATATTCGTGGTTGAGCGCGGATCTGTAGGATACACTACATCAAGCAGTCTATTGAAACCTTCCGGAAGATTGCGGTCCATCCATTGAGCGCCACGCTTTGTACCCCTTGCGATAATGCCGGCCCCTGGAATGGCGCCAAGCAAGGCCGATCCCATATCAAGATAATTGCCTGCTGCTTCGCCGAATCTTCCTTCAAGCAGCGCATTGCCGGCGCGGCCGGATGCGTTCCAAGCATCGCGTGCTGACATACCTTCACCGATTCCCGGCGTCATGCCACCGATGAATTCAGCACTATCTGCGCGGTCCTGCTCCACATTGACAGGAACGCCTGTGCCATAGATCTGGTCAGCGTACCATTCCCGGCTTCCAGGCGTGAACTGCAGCAATCTGTTTTGATCGGCCATTTCAGAAATAAACCGCCTGTGTTGGCAACCCAGACGCCTCAACCTGTTTAACGCGCTTCAGGCCGTTCCATCCCTTCTTGCCCATTGAAACCTGAGTGCCGTTCTCAATGTCGATCTCAACGGGAGCGGAATCACCAAAAGATGGTGCAACAGCATCTGCGACAATGCGCACGATATGCCAGAAGACTTCCTCGGGAATCTCAGCCTTTGGCCAATAGGTCTTTTCACGGATCACCCATTCGGCATAGAAGCCGGAATAGACGTTGGTGATGTAGGCTGCATCGGCGGTATCCGGCGTTTCATTTGCATCGAGCCAGCCAGGAAGCCGCATGACCCATGTGGCGAGGTCTTCAGTGGTGTAAGTCGTCATCAGGCGTAATCCTCACAGCACGAATCCACGAACTTTGAATCCTGAATAACAAAGTTGCCCTCTTTCGCTATGGTCGTGCCGCTCCCTGTGGTTTTCCAGCGATAGTGCCAGCGTCCAGCAATATCTGGCTCGATGTCAGCGTAATATGCTCCTGCTGCGCTGCGGCCAACCTCGGCATCTGTATCGTAGACGTAATCCGTTTTTGTCCTGCAAGGATTATAGGTCGAGAATGTCACTGTGGTTGGATCAACCGCACTGCCGTCTTCATCGACAAAATTCACAGTTATGCGCAGCGATGTTCCGGGGAACAATTTTCCAGGTGCGAGCATGTTTCAGTTTGCCCTTATGCGTGGACCGCCACGAACTTTCGCGGCAATGGGTTGATCCGAGAGAAGTGTGGCGCCTGCTGTTTCGTCGACAATGACTGTTCCATCCGGTGTATCGCCGCTAAGAACTGTGCCGAATATCTGACCGCGAGTGAAGGCTTTGCGGACAATAGCAAGTACCGACACAAGCGCTGCCGTGACTGTCTTCCCGACGGATTTCCGCACAGACGCACTCGCATCGACAAAGGCCGTGATTGTGTAAGAAAACGCCTTGGCCAAGGAGACGGATACATCGACGCCGGCAGACACAATCTTGCTGATTGCGAAGTTACCCAGCGCCGCGGATATATCTACACCTGCACTCACAAGCTTGCCGGCAGATTTCACGATCGCTGTGACGGCAGCCGTCGCAGATGCAGATACTGATTTACCAACGGACTTGATCACTATACCAGTGACATCGACGAATGCTGATGTTAAAGTGAAGTCTACAGCCTTCGTGACCGTGACGCTTGTATCAACTGGCGCTGCCACCAGTTTTCCGACAGAGAAGTTTCCAAGAGCCGCAGCCACGTCGACCGCTGCTGTCACAAACTTGCCGACACTCTTGGTTACGGAGGCAGATGCCGAAACGTTTGCCGTCACGCTCTGGTCGAAGATGGTTGCAACATTGTCGGGAAAGGCCTCGCCGATTGCCTTCCCGATAGGTCCGCCGATCATAGGTGATTATGCCTGGTCGAAGACTACGTCCACACTAAATTGGATGGAGTCTCCAGATGCCAGATTGATCACAGAGAAATCACCGTACACAGCCATATTTCCACCTGAGGGCGGGTTGCCGGTTCCTGCGGCATCAAATGTCGCAACCTCGGTAATTGCTCGCGTGCCGCCTGCGGTGATAGTGCCAACAATCCTGAATGTATCGTTGGTTGTGTTCGTTGTCTGCTGACTTGCCGTGCCTTCAACGCGGGATTCATTCGCGGCTGTTGCAAGATCGGTATCAGCAACGCCCTGACCCGAGCCAGTCCCCCATCCTATGTAGCGTGCGTTGCTGGCATAGGCGGCCAGCGCGGCCGTCACATTAGCCAAACCAGTGTTTACGACTAGCGATGCCATTTAAATAGTCTCCCAATGCGGTAAGCAAGCCGCCTGAGCGGGTTTTTATGCCAGTATGAAATCGTGCCAAGATCTTCGACAGTGCCGTCAGCGCGCGTTATGACGGCACGTATGGACATCTGGCTCATGCCTTGGCGGGGGCGAATTGCTGTCATGCTATGTCCTCTGATATTCGTTCAGGCTGAAGCGGCACTGGATATCAAAGTTATCCGTGCCTGTGTCAGCGACGAAATATAAAATATCAGACGGGCTGAGATTGAAACCAATTGGCTCCTGAATTTCTTTTTCAAGAGTGATTGCAACGTTCAGTGTTGCGCGGTAGATCTCGAAGAACGTTTCAACTGCCCTGTTGAACACTAGGCCTCTGACCGAGATAAGGCCTGTTGAGCCACCGGAGGCGCGGACAGCATCAAACCGAATAAACTTTATGACGCCGTCGTGGTTTGCACCGCAGTGGAACAGGCATTGTTGTGTAACGCCCCCACCTGCCGGGATGTGCGCCTGTACTGTTCCGGCGGTTGTCGCCGTAAAGGTGATGTCGGCACCATTTGTATTTGTGCTGCCAGATGAGGCCACCGCTACACGATTGATCCCAAGTCCCGTAAAGCTTGTTACATCGCTGCCGTCATTGCCGAGCGTGTGGACCGCGATGTCAGGCAAGCCGTTAGCATCGACATATTGGACATAAAGCGTCAAGGCACCGTTCGACGACGAACCATCGTTCGCTTGCGTGTAGCCGATGGTGAAGGTTTCAGCGCTCGTGAGCGGCGTGAATGTGTTCTCCGATGAGGTCCATATCATCTGCTCGCCAGCTGATGCCGTCAAGCCTGTGCGATAGCCCCATTTTGTCCAGCCTGTTATGCCAGTGCGGCGGCCGATCCTGACTTCATCCTGGAAGCTGGTTGGCCGGACTGATGCGCCATCGGCATCAAGCTGAATGGATGAATTCAGAGGAGCATTTGGCTGTCTGAACTGCCCATATTCGGTATGGATGCGAACAGCTGTCAGATCGTCAGAACCGGCAACCAGCCTTACGCGGCACGTTCTGGAGTTCTTCTCGATGACATGATATTCACCGACGCCATCAGCCATGACTGCCGTCAGGATTGTATCGTAATTCTGACCGCCATCCATCGAAAAATCGACATATAGCGTTGCTGACCCGCCTATGACTTTAGCAGAGATGGCGACATCTCGATGCGGCGTCAGTTCTGCCTTTCCGATCAACTCCTGTCCGGACGAAAGCGTCCTCGTTCCGTTATATCCCCAACTGTTCCCAGAGGAAGTGAGGGGCGTGGTCAATCTAACGGGGACAGTCCCGTTCTGTGTAAGGTATGACATCAGACCTGGCTTTGAATGGCTTTGGCGATTTTCTCGTCGCCCCAGCGTTTGTCGATCTTCACACCACGCTCTTCCGCCATTGCGACGAGGTCATCGCGGCTCATGCCTTTGAACGGATCATAATCCGATCCATCAGAACCATTCGGATTCTCGATTGCCGATGCAATCTGCTCCGCAGTCCAGCCCTTCTCAACCTTGATATTCTTGCCTTCAGCAAGGGCAACCAGCTCTGACCGGCTTAAAACGCTATCCTGTGGGCTTTCCTTGAAGTACCTGTTCTTCCTTGCCTTTTCCGCTCGAAGGCCGGAGAAATCATAATCTTCACCATGACGAACGGTTACACCAAAGACGACAGCCTCCCCCTTCGCATCGACCTCACCAATATAACGGAATCTCATCGGGCCTCTATTCTCCTGCCTTACAGCAGCGACGTCCATGTCTATGCGCCATGTCTGTGACGGGCGAAGCTGGTCATCGCTGATCCATGTTACTTTTCCGGGGAACCACTTGCGAAACAGCTGGTCCCATTCTGTGTAGGGGCGTATATTGACGTGAAGAACATCGCCATTTGGCTTGATGGACACATTGTTTGCGGCTGAAATCAGAATGGTCTTGCGTGCAACTCTTGCCAGTTCGCGGCAGGCCAGCTCATCATCACCTGGCAGCAAATGCTCGATGACATCAAACATCGTAACCGTGTCGAAGCTTTTGCTTTTGAACGGAAGGTCATGGACTTCACCGTAAATGACCCGATCGCCGTCGATGAGATCCTTGACTATCTCGGTGCCCTTGACCTGAGAATATCCCAGCTTTTCGGCTTCTCCGAGCATTTCGCCTCGGCCACAAGAGACATCCAGATAGGATTGGCCCACGGGGACAGCAGACAGGTCTGATACAGCTGCCGGTTGGCGCCGTGCCATTCTGTAAGCCTCGCGCTCATACGCTCTTTCATACTTGGCGTGTTCTACAGCGCGTTTTGCCTTTACGGTGTCTGGCAACGCCCATGCAAGCGCCGCTTCAAGACTCCATTTCGGGAAACAATCAAGGCTGCTGTTATCCGTGGCATTGACGATCTGAATATCAGCAGGAAGGTTTTTTGCAGCCTTTGTGAAGGTCTCAACCCAACCATCAAACACTTTCTCAGGTGGGTTTTTCAATGGCGCCGGATGATCTCCGAAGAAGTGGCGCTTGCCATCTTCCCCATATCTCATATTGTATCCGACAAGAACGATACGCTTGGCCCCCATGAGTATGGCCAGATTCAAGCCTGCGAAGCCGGAGTTGTTCCCAGAATTGATGTATGACGGATCAAGAGAGAATTCTTCGTCGTAGTGGACATCGACAAGATTGATGCCAAGATTCTCAGCAACTTTCGCCTTGTCTTTTTCCGCTGGACGATCGGGATCGTAAAACGACCACAGCTCGCCGGGAAGATCCTTGATCCCCTTATGCACTTCGAACCAGCGCGAGTCACCAGAATAGATGATGTCAGCATTTGGGAACAATTCATACGCATTGCTGACAGCAATAATATTCTGCCCGGCACAAGCGGCAGCCACCTCAGGCGTGAGCGAAGGACCGGATGCTGCAATTACGCAGCTATTCCAGCGGGGCTCGATTTCCATCAATGATCTCTTTTGCGAATGATGAAAGGAATGGAGATTGGCGAGACAAATGCCCCGCCAATCAATGTTAAGATGCGGTTGCTGTCAAAGCAGTCGTATCAAAATCTGGGTCAATGAAGTAGCTGACTGCCACATAGAGTGTCCCAGCTACCGCAGAACCTGCGGCTGCCTGCACATACGCGCGAATCTGCGTCTTCGCGGTGTATTTGTACAGAAAACCCACTTGGTTCATGTCGTTGGAATAGTCACCGCCGCCAACGACAGCCGCAGCAATGATACGATTTTCATCGTCGGCATCGCCAATATCAAATGCAAGCGTTGGAGTCGTTGCTGCATCCATATCGGTGGCGCCAATTGCTGCACTGACAACGACAGCACCTTTCGGCAGATAGAAAAGACCAACATCGTCGTTGGTGTTATCAATCATTGCCGTCGTCATCGCTACAATAGCTGTAGCCGTGACGATTTCACGTCCCCAGCCAGGGCTGACGACAACGCCGCGCCCACCAGAGAGATCCGTTTCGTAAGTAGCCATTTCAGTTATCCTTTCCTAGCTCGCTTACGCCGAAGCCACAGCAGCGACAAAGCCGGTAACCATGCCGTTGTCATACTGAGTTCCGGTGACGCCATCCTTTCGCTGGATCTTGTTTGCTCCGCACATTTCAGAGATGCCGATGCCAGTGAACTGGCCATAGTCATCTTCTTTCTTGGCACGAAACTCGGGCATATTGCCCCAAGCTGTCGAGACAGCCTGACAGCCACATAGGAAGATCGGCGCGATGTCGATCGGCGATGTTCCTGCACCCTCACCAGACATGATCGGGATTTCAGGGATTTCACGAATGATCACACCATCCCAGATCAGATCACCGTCCTGGAAGATCGGGTTCTTGTCCATGCCGCTGGCTTCACGAGCACGAGCCTCGCGGTTAGCCTGGCGGATGACAGAATCGGTCTTCAGGTCGCGGAACGGACGGGAACCGCAGAACAGCACGAAATATTCGCGTCCATTCTCGGAATACTGGTCGATGACCGGACGGATAGCCGGCTTGCCGGTATCCCTCGCATTCGTCGCCGTATCCTTAGCGATTTCCTTCATCAGCGAGACGATATCGGCATCGAGCTTGTCAGTCGTGTTGTCGATATTGGCTGCTGCCGTAGCGAAGGTGGTGCTGTAGTTGCTCTTGGCCGCGCCGAAGAGTACGCGGTCAGAGTTGTTGGTGACCCATGTATTCCGCTCAGATGCGCTCGCAGCCGTGTTTTCAACGCTGTTCAAAGGTGTGAACAAGGTTGAGCACTGCGGTGCATTGGTCGAAGAATAGGCTACCGTGCCGAGAGCGTCAATGACGCGATCGCGCAGGAGAACGCGAGACCATTCTTGAAGAAGAGGGCGAACAGCTTCACGCGCATTGGAGAAGTCGTAATGCTCGTCCTGCTCGGAAAGTTCAACACCATGACGGGCGATCTGCACCGCAACAGTGTGTGAATGCTTGCCGAGTTCTTCTTCCTGACCAGAGAGCCGAGTGTTGCCGCGAACACCGCCTCCGCGCAATGCGGATACCAGCGGGATCTTGATCGACTTGCCGCTCTGGGTCGTTTCGTAAGCAGTGTGGATAACGGAGCGAACACCCTCATTACCCCCACCCATATAGGGCATAAAGCCAGACTGGCGCACATATTCGCGCCAGTATTCTCGCCTGTACCTGATCTCAACGAGATCAGCAGGCGTTGTGGTCGTAGCCATTTCGCTAGCCTCGCTTGCGATTCATCATATCTTTGAAGAAATCCTGATCCGAACCGATTGCAGCGGGATTTGACGCCGGATTTGCATTGGTTGCACTGGATAAGGACGGTGGAAGATTTGATGGTGGCGGCGTACCCTGTCTCATTTCTGCAAGCAGCTGTTGCTTCAACTCCGATTTCAGCCGCTCCTTGTAGGCGTTCGGATCTTCTCCAATCGTCTCACTGAGCTGCTGAGCCTTATGCCATCGAACCATCTCGCCATAAGCGTCAGGTTTGTTGACGAATGCCTGCGAAAAGCCTGAACGCCTTGCCGCTTCGAAGGCGGCGTCGACTGCATCTGAACCATGAGACTCTCGTGCACGACGCTCAGATTCATTCAGAGACATGTTCAGGAAACGCTGTTCGATCCGGTGTTCAAGCGATTGTACAAATGCTTCCGGATCTTCATAAGGATCGATTTGAGGTTGCGGCTGTTGCGGTTGCTGAGGCTGGGTAAGCCGAGCCATCATTTGTTCTAGCTGATCGATACGCTGCTGCTGGTTACGCTGGTACTCTTCAGCAGACTGGCGACGCTTACGTTCCTCGATCAGCTCGCTGACAGGCACCTGATGAGGTTGCTGCTGTTGCGGCTGAGGCTGTGGCTCCTGGCCTGGAGTTTGGGCCTGTGGCTGCGCTTGCGGATTGGCCTCAATGTTAAGATGCTGATTTGGGTCGACATCTGGTGGCATTGGCTGCTCGCTGGGCTGAAAGTTGGCCTCTCCTTCAGACGGCGCTGCATTTTCAGATGCAAACAGATGTGTAATATCAGTATCAGCACTATCGGTGCTCATTAGCGTAATCTCCGTATCGTGGATGGTGACGAAACGCCGGGGTTGGTCGGTCCCGTGCGAAAACCGGATGCGTGTATCGTTGCATCAGTCCGAGACAGCCGTATCGTGGCTGAGCCGAAACGCCCTTTAGGTGACGCAGACATGGAAAAACCCGCTTTGGGCGAAAAGCGGGTTTGTGTATGGACGCGATTACTGGTAATAAACTAAGTTATGAACGCCTTGAAAACAGAAGACGACCCTTGCCGAAAGTGCAACGGATCGGGCATAGAAAACTTCTATTGGGGAAAAAACGCCCCGAATTGTTCCCGCTGCAAGGGTTCGGGGTGTGAACCTGATGGTCACCCAACCCCAGCCCCAATCGGCAACCCGCCATCCTCACCAAGTTGAGGCTCCTGTCCCGGAAGCGCAGGCATCCCCTGAGAAGCCATTGGAGAGCCGTTAACTTGGCTCGCCCCCTCTGGCCCAGCCTGTGACATCATCGGGTTCTCTGGCTCTTGTGGCGGCTCCTGACCATCACTCTCCGCTGACATCAGCAAACGGTCAATGAATGTTGGCTCTCGATAGTGAATGGGGAAGAAGCCGGACATGGTTTGAGGGTCGACGCCTGACTCCACCAGCTTGCCAAGCGTATCGGCGCGCTTGTTCTCTGCGCTGGCCTGATTCTCGTCGACCTCAGAGGCCAGTTTCGCTTGTTCAAGCTGGCCAATGCGCTCCTGCAGTGCGAGGACCTCTGGCGGCGGCGCCTTTGATTCGGCAAGGCGCTTGAGAATGATTTCCTTGTCCGGAATCGTGGAGAGTTCAAGGATGATCTCAAGCGGAACATCAGGGCGATCGGCGATAGCCTGGATCAGTTCCTCACGCATCGTCACCGTGTCTGGCCCCTGATCGAGCAGAACATCGACATCCATGTCCATCATGGAGTTCTCGACCATCACTTGCCCGGTCTGCGGATCTTCGGTGATACGGTTGATGTTGAGGAACTCGACAGCCTTGGGATCAGATGTGATGCGTATATAGCGCTCACCAGTCCAGAACTGCTGTGCAAGATCCCAATCCTTGTGGTAAACGGAAAGCTCCCATTCGCGCTTCATCTCGAAGACAGGGGACAACTCCGTCATGCCGGAATTCTGCTGCGCAAGGATCGCACGGCCTGACTGGTTCTCGACACCGCGACCTATCAGGCCAGGATTGGGGCCAAGATTCTCAATCTCTGCCTTGTCTTCTTGCAGAAGCTCGAACTGGCCTTGCGTCTGGAGAGACTGATCGACGAATTCGAACTTCATATTCGGTGTGTATTCGATGTGACCGTCCGGCCTTGAGGCTTCCAGCTTCATCTGGCCTATGTCATCAACCGCACCGCGCTCGCCAATTGTCTGGCGCACAGAGAGCAGATACAGCATCTTGCTGGAGCGCTTGTTGATGCCGTCCTGAAGCGAGAACATGTCCCGGATCACGCCATAACGCACGCCGGATTCGTCAATGTAAGGCGACCATGCATTGTAGGGGTGCATGGTGTTTTCGTCTTCGTTCAGATAGGGTGATCTGCAATCATATCCTTGCGGACACAAGCTGATAGGGCCGGCGAGATAGTCGAACATCCACTCACCGCCGTAACGATACCAGATATGTGTGATGCGGATCAATCGCTTGCGGCTGTCCATCCACGTCGATCTATTGTGGATCTTGGCGAATTCCTGTGGGACGGTGGACATGCTGCCTTGATACTCGACGCGAGCAAGCGTTTCGATCATTTCGCGGGCAAATGGCATCATCTCGATGGCTTGGTCCATGTCCATCCATTGCCATTCACCCATATAACGAGCGTCGGAGAAGTCCCACGCCTCACTTGCCGGATCGTAGAAGAAGCGATCCGAAGGAATGTGCATCTTGCATATCTCAGGCTTGCCGCGCTTGATCTTGATCCCCTGCCAGACAACGCCGATGCCCCTGATCAACGCATCCTTGGTGGCGGCGGAGGAAAGCTGAGTCCACTTGGTCTCGTCCTCAATCGATCGAAGTGCTGCCGTGCTGACATAGGCGGCCTGCTCTGCGGCCGGCGTGCGTGGGTAACACTTTGGGTCGCGGCGCAAACGTTGCTCGACACCGACAAGGAAGTCAACCTTGCGCTTGATGCGGTTTTTTGTTGTCGGCGGCTGCTTGCGCTTCTTGAGCTCGCGCAGCTCTGCATCTGTCCATTGTTTGCTATGATAGTATCGCGAAGCCTTGAACTGCTCGTCTATCTCTCCAGACTGACGCTTCGCCTGTTCCCATGCCTGATATTTCTTGTCAAGGCTTTCACCGTCAAGACGCGGGGCAGGCTCCATTTCCTGCTGCGGCTGTGGAATATGCTCCAAAGCGACAGAGCCAGATTTCAGAGCCTGCTCAGGCGTAATTGTCGCCTCATCCGGGGAGACAAAATTGTCGAAGGCCTGGCGCGGCTGCATGTCATGATAGCTGAGCATCAAATCACCCGCCATTCTTCAGCGCTTTCACTGTCATCTGTGCTACGATAATCCTCGAGATTGTTGGGTGTCTGAGGCGTTGGAACGTTAGCGCCTGTCATCTTGTCCAGTAGGCGCCCGATCAGACCAAGAGCATCGACTTGATCGTCATGAACCCCAGCAGGGAACGTGAACATCTCTGCCTCTAAAGCTGAAAGCCAAGGCGCATTAGCCGGGAAATAGACCTTTCCCATTGCCATGCGCGCTTGAAAGCTTCTTGCTCTGGTTGGTTTGTCGGAAACAACAACGAACTGCTCTCGTGCGCAGTAGGCTCGCCGCTCAAGTTGACGACGTTGCAGAAATGGCCCGATTGACTTCAGTATCTGGCCTTGCTCTTCAGCCCAATTCAAAGGCTTGTATTTCAGAATGAGGTCGCAGAAAACATCGATCCAGACATTGGATTCTGTCTGCTGACGCCAGACATCAAGAACATATATGTTGTTCTCAGGATCTGTGCCGACAATTACATGGACTGTGTAATCACCACCAGCAGCAGTGACGGCATAATCGGAAGCTCCATAGACACGAAGATACTTTGGATTCTCCGTGTAGTAGCGCATCCATTCGCGCTTGAAATATAACCCCTCTTCCGGGGCCGGGGACTGCTGGTAAAGGGCTGACCAGTCGCGCGTGCCGATAACATCGCGGATTTTTTGAAGGCGGGCTAGCGGGTATTTCTGCTCCCACAGAGGGAGTTCATTACCATGCTCATCGGATCTGATGGCAGGGAGTTCAAGGATTTCCCATTGCTCGCCGCCTTGCTCCATCTGAACGAGAAGCCTGCCGGCAAGATCATCCTCATGCCAGCGCGTCATCGTCAACACAACTGCGCCTTCAAAGGGTTCAGCCTTGCCTGCCTCAATGTCGTTCTGAAATTCACGCCAAAGCCAATCATCGTCGGCAATCTCATCAAAGCTGATGTCACTCTCAAGACGAGTGTAAGCTGTTGACGTGTACCAGCGCCAAATCTTTTCCCGGATCGTCTCGCTGTCGGCTTCCTCGCGGTTCTTGATCGGGTCATCAATCCCGAGGAAATGAGCGCCACGGCCTGTGGTGGCCGAGCCGACGCCAACCGCAAAGTACATACCTCTCTTGTCAGTGTGCCACCGATTGGCGGCTTTCGAATCCGCAGACAAGCCAACGTTGAAAAGTGCTCGGTATTTCTGCGAGTCTACAAGACCTCGAACCTCGCGCCCAAAGTCAGCAGCAAAATCGTTATTATAGCTTGCTGATATAATGCTTTTCTCAGGATTGCGACCAAGAAAGTAAGCCGGAAATCTGCGAGACGACAACTCACTCTTGCCATGCCTTGGCGGCATGAAGATCATCACACGCTTCTTGCGACCTGCTGCTACCTCATCAAGCGTGTCTGCAATGAGCTTGTGGTGCGGAGCTGGTTTGTAGCCTGGAAATGTATACCTAGTGAAGCTGAGAAGATCGCGTCGCGCCATTCGACGGCGCAACAGTTCCGCTGCCGCTTCCTCGCGCGATAGCTGCAAGGTCTGCATCGCTCATGTCTTCCAGTTCTGCGAACTCACCAGGCTTTCCGACTTCCTTGCGGTCGACCAGCTTGCCGTGGATGTGCGCGATGGTCTTGAGAGCTGAGACGGCTGCGGACGATTGTCCGAGTTCACGCGCCAAATCCCTATCTTCAAGAAGCATCTTCGTCAGTGTTTCGATTGTGATTTCGAACTTTTCTTCTTGGATCTTCTGAACCTTGGCGGCGAGTTCCCTGATCCTTAGCGCCACCTTAGCGTGCTTAAGCAGCTTGCATGCGTTCACCTCAACAGCGTTCGGCGTCCAGCCTTCTGATGAGTAGCAGCGCCTATATGCTTCTGTGGCGTTGCCTGTCTCGATGTAAGCTTGGGCGAACGCCTCTTGCTTTGGTGTCAGCTTCTCTGTCATGTCAGGTCAGTGAGCTTTTGTTTACACGGGGTCATTGTTTTGATGCTCTCTTCTTGCGCATGCCGTCACGGGCGCGCTGGCGGTTGAGTTCAGCGTTTGCTTTGCGCCATTTGTCTTGGCGTGCTGCGTTGGTGTTAATAACAAGCGGTTGAGTAGCTTCAGGAATGGTGTTATTAACTGCCCTTGGAGTACAGCGATGCCTTAAGCCTACGAGATCCATGTTGAGTCCGCATTTTGGACAGTTGCCGAGCTTGGTCAATGCAGCGCCGCTTCCGTTGACTCGTCTATACCTACAACTTCCTTAACCTCGGATTCAACGAAGGCGATAACATCGCCAGCCTTCAACGACCGCTGATTAACAACGTGATTGTCAATGATGCCTCTGAATACGCCAGGCTCAAGCTGCACAATGTTCTTCACCCAGAATGCCTCGCCATTGCGGGAGATCTTGGCAAGCACTGGATCTGTGGTGTCATGCTGCGTCATCTGAACCGCTCTCTGCTTCATACTCTTCAACGATGACATCAAGCTTTGCTGACGAAACGACACCATTGATGGTTCTGGTGAAGTCACCGATGGTGATCTTGCCTTCATGGACCTTGACGTCAGTGACGCCCTTGCTGGCAAGATAGCTGATGATCTTATCGTTCAGTGAATAGCTCATTGGTTGTAGAGCGCAACAAATCCGCTGGCGTCACCGCCGGAGGCGATGTTAGTGATCTGCAGGGCGTTTGGACCCTGAAGAAAATAATAGCTGCTGGTGCTGCCGTCAAGCCATGTAACAGTGCTGGCGCCAGCAACCGCGCAACTTACGCCGGCACAAGGCTTGAATGGAGTGTCTGGCGTTATTGCTTCGCCCTTGACGGGACCGTTAATGTCCCGGTTGACGGGATGTTGGCTCATCTTCAGTCTCTCTTCTGCGTATTGTACTCAGTTATATAAGCTGTCGCCATTGTTCACTGTCCGTAGAGGGTGAGGAATTTTTAGTCTCTTGGCTCATTAAATCTTTTACAGAGTGACACCCGCTGCCTCTGCACACCATTGACGAGCTGAAGTGATTTCATCGTCTGTGAGGTCACGGCCAATTCCAATTACGCGGTAAAGACTGGCGGACCCGCCATTGGCGCCTGATGTTGTCGCTCCAAGAGAAACGCCGCCTGCATTTCGACTTCCCGTATTACCTGTTGCGTAAGCCTCTGCATTCCTTGCAATGCGGCTGGTCGCGCCGCTCGACCTAACTGTTATCACAAAACCTTCATTAGCCGTAACAGCACTCGCCGATATTACTGAGCCGCCAGCAAAAAAGGAAGGGACATTGGAGTCCCCGAACAAAGCACAGGAAAAGCTCGAAAGACCGTCAATAAGAACCCCTGTTACAAAAGCAGAAGGATTTACAAATGCGCCAACGATTGTGGTTGGCTGATTTAGATCAAAAGTTGCAACCAACCTTGACCCAAGCGTGAAAGCGTAATTACAACGTGGTCCGTTGGCGTCAATTTCATATCTCGGACGATCAGAATCAGAAGGGGCAATAGCATGATTGCCATTGCCAGACAGATCCAGTAACGTGCCAAAATCGTCGCCGTCATTTGGCGGTGTTGTGGGGCTTGTTCTTTCCTCAAAAACCGCGCCATCAGCCTGAACATCGTAGATGTAGCCATCTTCTCCGCTACTGAACAAAGAGGCAGGGTCAAACGCGGGAGCCGCTGCCCCGCCTTGTATTCCTGGAAAAAGTCCCAATCCTAGTCCTAAAGTCACTGGTTAGAAACCTGTAGCTGTGAGATGGTATAGCTCATGTGTCGTCAGGGAAGATTGGGCCATAGTGCGGCGGAGTGACCAGGCCGGAAACTTGAGGCGGAAGAGGGCTTTTCATTGGTGCTGTCCTCTATGGGGTTGAGAGCAGGCCGCTAACCGAAGTCTTTGGCCTGCGCCGACAGCGTGCTGTCGGTGGGTGAGCTTTCGTATCCGTCTAGGTAGCGTTGCAGCGCTAGTTTAGACAATTGAGCCTAGGCTATAGGACCCGTAAACTTCCCCGCTCTTTTCTCAGCCAAGGGAGAGCGGGAGACCTTGACAGGCCAACTATCCGGAAATTCCGGATAGTTGATGCTGAATTCTGGCGGCACTGTCGAGGTGGGTCAGGAGGTGATAAATCAGCCCCCACGCGATCCTCGCATGAACCCTGCAGCCAGAAGCTTGCTGAACCCGCCGGAACGGATTCGAATGCTGTTTCTGCACATGGCAGATCAGACTAGATGCTGGCAGGCCTCTCACCTGCTCGTGGGTTTAAGTGCCCCTCACATCTGCAAAAATCTTTTCCAAGACTGACCTATGATAAGTGTTTACTTTTCCATAGGTCTCATCTGGCTGGGTACCGATTTTCTGGTTTTCTTGACGGGAAAGAGCTGTCGCGGCACGGCCAAGCTCTCCAGATTGTTGCTTAGAAATCTTGAGTCCATTCAGTGTAGCATAAGCCTTGATGCTTTGGTAATCCTCATGAGCGCCAAGATTCTCAACCGCTCGCTCTACCGAGAATAAACGCTGATTGTTGCTTTCAAGATTGTCGATAACCGCTCGCATCATGTCGAACTGGCTGACGACCGGCTTAATCTCTTGAAGCTGCTTTTCCATCACGTTGAAAGCTTCAATGTATCGCTCTTTCCATTGAGCAGCTTTCGCACCGGTAAAGCCCATCGCGAGAAACACAAAAACATCGCGGGTCATATCAACGTGAGAAGTTGAGTAGCCACTTAAGTCGTTGATTTTAAAGGGACGAAAATTCGACCCCCTGAAATCAGGCGAACATTCAAGATTGCGGATCGCCTCCAGCACATGCTTGTGCTGCTTCCCGAAGGAAATGGCAACATCCCGACTGTCGGCAAAGATTTGCCCGTCCTTCATAAAAAGAGCGAGCTTGCGATCTTCTGGATTTTCAGGTAAATCATTGTCAGCCATAGTTAACTCCGTGAAAGTTGGCTGTGGTCAAAAGCCGTTTGGGCGTGCCATCGCCCGGCGGCTTTGTCTTTTTAGGCTAGTTTTTACTGGACGTCAATTGCGTTGCTGGCATGGCGCGAAGTCAACTCGCTCTTGCTCAAGATCATCTGAATTGGGTGGAGAGTGCTGGCCTATGCCAAGGCGCAAAAAGTGAAAAAGGCGCAATTCGCCCCGAGTCAAGTTCGAATTTTAAATTGAAAGCGATTTCAAGTCAATACCAATGTCAAGAAAAATCTCAAAAAAGATTGCCTTGTGGATAAGTCTTAAAATCAGTAAAAATAATAGTCGGCCATCCTCGAAAACAGCGACTGTATGTTGACGATGCCGGCAATCTTGGCGTGGATCTTGACCTTATTGAAGCCGGACCTGACGACACCGATCTGTTCTGCTGATAGATCGGGGATGCGGCCGAGGTCATGCTGGGTGAGATCAGCGAGCAGCTTGGCGTCACGGCGACCGAGATGGTTTTCGAGGATATCACGGCATCGGGTCAGGGCGTAGTTTTCGAATGCCTTGGGGATCTTGTCGCCATCGCTGCCGCCATCCGTGAAATCACCGTATCCGCCTACGACTCCGCCGCTCTTGCCTTCAGCGATGTCACACTCGTGACGCCAGGTTTTCCATGCACGCTGCTGCCTGAGGTCAAAATGCCTCTGGCGCCATAGATCGTGAAGGAAGGTTCCAGTCTTTGGCTCGAATGCGCGTTCTGACTCCCCCCTATGGATGACCGTAAGAATGCGCAGATCTGCCAGCAGACGAGTGCGATCCTTGATGTTGATCTCGGCAAAGGTTTTGACGACAGTCTGCTTTTTGCTCATTCAGGTTTGCCCTCATGCGTAATTCCAAGAGATTTCCTACAGGCCTCCTGAGCAAGCTTCGCATAGCTTATACAGACCCATGCGAGACAGAAATTCCCTATTGTGATGATCCCAAGAATTATCCACGGCGTATAGTCTGTAATCATTCTGGTTCCTTCCCCTCTGTTTCAGGCCATCAGACTGGCTCCGTTAACTACTCCACCACAGCTTCCGCTGTGAACCGCCGCAAGCCCTTGCTTGCAGCTTCTGATCAAAGCTACGCCGCAACCGGCACGCTTAGCTGACCAAGGCCCGCACCGGGCCAGAAACCGAAGGCTCTGAAATGCACGACCATTGCTGCCGCCACATCACGATCCAGAACGCAACCGCATTCGCAGCGGTGCTCTCTGGTCGCAAGTGTTTTGGCGACGATCTGTCCACATCCAGGGCATTCTTGGCTAGTGCCACGCGGATCGACTTTAGTTACTTCTCCACCAGCGTTTGCAGCTTTGTAGGAAGCGAACGTAGCGATTTGCGCCCACGCGGCGTCGTGAATGTGCTTGGCAAGCATTGAGCGCGCCAAACCCTTTATGTTGAGGTCTTCGACAGCAATCCGACCGAAACGGTTTACCAGATCACGTGTAAGTTTGTGGCAGAAGTCGCGCCGTTTGGCTGCGACTTGCCCAGAGAACTTGGCGAGCACCGCAACTCGCTTTCGTCGAACGTTCGACCCACGTTTGCATCGAGAAATTGCACGCTGGCGACGCCGTAACTCGCGCGCAGCGCGCTTGGTCCAGCCGGGACGAGAGATCGTCTCTCCAGTGCTCAGTGCAACAAGATTCGTCAGGCCAAAGTCGATGCCGATGCTGGCTTCGTTACGGTTCGCGTCATCCGCCTCGATCTCGACATGAAAAATGACGTACCACTTTCCTGCCTGCCGGGTGAGGATCGCGGATTTCGGCTTGGACGGCATATCGCGATGCCAGCGGACTTTGATTTCGCCGGGCACGCCGACGAAGCCAAGCTTGCCGGATTTGCGGATCGTCATCCCGTCGCCGACGCGAAAGTCTGCGGCGTGGTAGCGGGCACTGGCACGAAAACGCGGGAAACCGGACTTTACCCCGCGCGAGATGCGCCCAAAGAATGCCTGATACGCCTTGTCCAGTTTACGCAGTACTTGTTGTTGCGCAGTGCAGGACCAGCGTCCATGCGTCTCTGGTGCATCGCGCCGGATAACCGGCAATGTGACGATCTGTTCGTTGCGCTTGATCGTGACACCCTTGCGATAAGCCGCGATACGATGCTCAAGCGCAGCGTTATAGAGATGGCAGAAGTCGCGCATCATTGCGCTCAGCGTAGCGGACTGCGTCCGGCTCGGCTCAATGCGGAATTTGTAGGACAGAATCGCCATTACCTAGCCTTGACGATCTCTCTCGCCCTGTCTTCTGGGGATGGTGGGGTGGTGGTCATGCTGCCCCCTTCAAATTTTCCAGAAGCTCATCCTTGTGCTCAACGACATATTCGATAAGATTGATGGCAGCTTCGTTGCACACGCCAACCATCTCATAAAGCCGGACATTTGATTGCTCCGTTCCGTCTGGGTCGAAATTATCAACATCCTCACTGGCAAGATGGGATTCAGCTACGCGGAGCCAGAAATCTGGGAGTGGGTTGTCTTCGCTCACTTCCCGTCCTCCCCTATGACGCGGATATTATCAAGTATACGGTTTGCCGGTTCTGAGATGTGTTCGAAGGTGGAGGACGATGTCGCATGGTCGTCGCGGCGCTCGGTGAATTTCCCGCACCAGTCCCCCTCGCTAGTCTCCGGCCATAGTTTTTTAGGGAGCGCCCAGTTTTCATATTTCCACGCTATTGGCGGCGAAACGCGGCATTCCCCTTGGCGACCTTCGTTGGTCGAACCCATAACCGATTTCCACCACTTGCAGTACAGGCAGATCTCTTTCTGGTCTTTACTCATCGGTTCTTTTTCCATTCCTTGCGGCGCTCTTTTTCGCGCTCAAAAATTTCATCGCCGCAAAGTTGCCTATGGCTCCTCCATCCAAAGTCATTGACTTCAAAAGTATTGAACGCATCCTTGCGGTATTTCCTTGGTTCTATAATATGCTTTTTTGCCAATAAGAATGTATTCGCACCCTCCTTTGACATAGAGCATATTTACGTATTCCCGCTTGGATGTTCACCAAGAACAAAAACATCTACTATCTTACTCACAGTTTTCCTCGTTCTTCAGCGCTGTTTATTGTTCTCGCTACTTCTTTTGGATCAAGGCCACATGATCTGGCTGCCTCAGACAATATCGCCTTTCCATTCGCGTCGAGAAGTCCTGTCTTGGCAGCCTGACAAGCGGCCCAAAACAAGATATTATTGCGGTTGCCTTCGCCAATATTTGCAAGGTAGTTCGCGAGTGGCGCAATATCCCCTTCTGCCTTGGCGCTTGAGCGCTTGAACACTGGCGCAGGAGATGGCTTGAGTTTTTTGATTGCCCATTGTGGAAGCTTTGGAAAATCTCCGCCAAGCGGTGAATTAATCCACTGGTAGCGCTTTCCTCCATCCAGAACGGAAGGTGGTGCTACTACATAGCCGCCACTCGTCTTGACATCGATTCCGGGCGCCAGGGCTGATTTGGAATTTTTCAGGCTAGGCTCATAGGCGTAATAGAAATGCGTCCCGCCATTGGCCGTCCTCGCCGTCACAGTCGGTGGGAATTCACACCCTGCTTTTTTCAGATCGGCGATAGATTTATCCGACCCGTTGCGTGGATCCAGATCTATCACTATGCAGTTTGATACATCGCCTGTCGCGATGCCTACATTCGCCTTTGGCAGGTGCCATGCCCAATCCTCGATAATGTCCTCATCATCGGTTGCATCAAGGCAGCCACGACCGCCCTTGACCTTGGCAATCGCGGGAATTTTTGCTCCGGGTGCAAGTGGGAAAATCTTGAACCCAAGCGGAACAAGATAGAAGGCTGTTTCTAGAAACATTGCTCAATCCTTCCAGATTTCTTTGACACCCTGCGTTGCTATGGGGTCATGTGAGAGCCGGAATTCATTGGCAATAAATCTTGCTGCGACCGTTCCTTTTTTGCCCATCTTGCGCTCGACTTTCGCCTTGTCGAGGCGGATGATGGAATGCCCATTTGAAGGGTCAAACTTCTTCGTCCGAGCAATGCAGATGCCGCGATCGGCCTTGTTGCCGAAATTCGAAGACCCGAAAGCGTGACCGATCTTGAATGGCTCGATACTGCCATCGCCTTTGATGAATTTGCCGGGAATATGCGTCGCAATCACCATGATGATTTGTAGTTCGTCCACGAGATCACGGAAGGCACGCATGACATCCTTCACATAGTCGGTTTCCATCTGGCGCGGATCGCGCTGGTGATCCATTTCATTCCACGGATCAAGGAAGAAAAACCGTGTCCCGTAACGTTTGAAGTGGTAGCGAACGAGATCCATATACCACGAAACAAGCCTGTCTTCAGAGGCACGGCGCCGAACAAAATGGATCTTGTCCATCAGATCCGGTGCGCGATTGTCCTTGGAAAACATGCTGATGTTGCGCTTGACTTCACTGCCAAGATCTTCCCATGAACAGAGCATTGCTCCGCTGTCCAAAGCTCTGCCGGCATCCTTCTCATTGACGAAATTTGCCGCCAAGATCTGACCGATTGTGGACTTACCGCAGCCATAGGGGCCGCACAGGATCACCAGTTCCGGCAAACGCCAGTACCAACCGAGTTCTGCCTGCAAGAATGGAATTCCTGTCGGATAGACTTGAAAATCCTCGTCGGTGATCTGAGAAACCGGAACGACATCATCCCAAAAAAGATGCTTTGGCGCTCCGATACGAGCAAAGATATCGTCGCCCTTTCGCAGGTCCACATAGCTTAACCGTGAGGCGTCAACCCCCCTTGCGACTAGTGACAGGGCCGTATCTTTCGGCTCATCGTCAGGGCCAAGCACGATCAGTTCGCCGTTCGACAGGTCAGCTTGCTGGATATCGGAAATCAGATATGCGGTTTCGTTAACTTCGCGGAGCTTGCCGAGAAGATCTTCGCTCGTTGCAATCCATGTTCGGTTCATAGCAAATCTCCGATATAGTTCCCGCTCAAACTGTAGTTGCCCTTAGTCGCACCGTTAGGTTTTTCGCGTGTAACTGGATGCGCGCCGTTTCCCCATCCACCGTCGTAAAGTTTGGCAAATCCCTTGGGTTGGCAAACATAATCGATGGTTGCTACCCATCCGTCATCGTTTTGGCCGCAGCAGAATGATGATTTTGCCAGATTGGCAAGCGCCTGCTTAAATCCCTCAATTCCGCCGACCTCTTTGACCCTCAACGCTAGCGCTCTTGCTCTGGATTTGTTGAGTATGCGAGCCTTCGGTATACCGCAGGCTTCAGCGGTTTCGTTGTACAGGTCGAAGGCGATCCTCGCAGCTTTTGAAGCCGTCATTTTCTCGTCGCTCTGGCACTCGCCAGACGACAAGAGTCCGTTAGGACTCTCTTTCTTTCTTTCTTTAGACTCTAGACTATAGACTCTAGACTGCGATGTGGGGTGTTTACCGTCTCCATTGATTTCATTGACTTTTTTTGAACACTTCCCCAAAACTTCTGAGCAAAGTTCGCCGGAAGTTTGCCCGAAGTTCGCCGGAAGTTCGTCGGAAGTCGTCTTCTTGGCTCGTTTTTCCTCCCAATATTTTCTCGTGTTTTCGGCCTGTTTTCTCAGCTCTGCTGCGCGCTTTTGGCGCTCTCGTTCGAAGCGTGTATTTGTCAAGCTTTCGCTCTTGACGAGAATCTTTCCCATCTCGATAAGCTGGGTTTTAATCCGGCGCCATGGTCTCAGGTCCATTGCCATAACCCTAGCCATCATTCTGTCATCGTCAGGGAATGGCTTGCCGCGATCGTACAGCCTGACAAGGAAGCGCATATAGACGCCCTCCTGATCGACGGTCATTCCCTGTGTACCGGTGATGTAGTCTGACAGTTGCCACTGGACATAGTGGAATAACTTCTTATGATCGTCATCGAGAACAAATGGCTCAGATATTTTTTCGCCATATGCTGCTGAATTGTGACCGATGCTGCTCATTTCTGCCCCCGCGCAATGAACGGCAGGTGGCCGAGATGGAAGAGGATTGCCGTAGCCTCCAGACTTAGTCGCGACAACAGATCTTCCAGCTCTACAATGTGAGCAGCAACGCCATCTGGCAATTCATCGAGCTTATCTTCAGGCATGAATTCAAGGCCGTGAGTGCAGGTCTCAATCGAGCGCAGCCACTGAATGGTTTCGCGGTCACTCATCTTGCCCCTCCATTCCCGTTCATAAGCCTGGCGCGGTAAGCTCTGAGTTCAATTGCCCCGTCTTCCCAACGGAACTGATTCTCAAGCAAATGGATTAAGCTACTGGCGAAGAGGATGTGCTCGTGGGTGACGTAAAGTTTTTCAGGCATCACACCCCTCCCGCGACTGTGGATAGTGGTTGGAAAAAGTTCTTGCGCGATATGTGGGATTGGTGTAAGTTCACTGGTAAATCCTTGTGGTGGATTGGTTAGACGTAAAAAACCCGCTCACCGAAAACAACATATTCGGTGCCTTAAAAGATCAGATCGTCGGTCGGCAAACTTCGGATCAGATCGCAAAACTCTTCAAACGCATTACAACTGAGAGATTCCCCCAACCGGGGGATAAGCCTTCCTGCAAAGAAGGCTGACGCAAACGTGTGGATTTAAATCCTATCAGATAAGATCGGCAAAAGTCCAGAACAGTCTGCGCAAGATTCTTGCGTCTTTTTGATTCCTGCGCAATAATATTGCGTGAGTGAGCAATTATATTTCATTTTTCACCTTTTGCGAGGCGTGAGCGTCACAATTCTCCCGTCGCTTATGACTAAAGTCTGGTTGCCTCGGTGGATGCGTTTTGCCCCCATCTGAATTGCGTTCCGGACCTGCTTGGTGGCTATCCTGAAGATTACATGGCCCCGAAAAAGTCCGAACTTGTCGGCAAGATACTCAAGGATCTGCCTGTCTCCATCTTCTTTGCCTTCCTCTTTCAGTTCTTTTTTGATATCGTCGAAATCATAGCCTTCGACACGCTCCAACCAACGGACGATGACGTGATCCGTCACTATCCCGCGGTGTTCTTCCTTAGTTGGCATCAGTCTTCCTTTGCATATTTATGAGCTTAGACATGATGCGTCTCCTTGCGGCTGGAAAGGGTTCGACTTGGATACAGACGGAATAGGCGCTGAGAGCCCCTGAGCGTACTCGTGAAGCCATCTATCGGCTTCTATGATGCCAAGTGTCTGGAGCCAGAATATCGCCTCCAAGGCGTTATAACAGCCATTGTGCCATTCATCGAGGATACTATCACGGATGAACTCGGGACTGGCGGCGGAATTGACCTTGGCTTTCCATGCCGATGTCTCGCGCCGGCGGTATTCCGGCGAGTCTGTCGTGACCGCGCCGAAGTCATTATCAGGATCGGCGAGATCGACAATATCATCTTCGCCTTGATTTCGCCCGATAGCGGTATTAAGTTTGCTCATAGTTCAACATGTTTCCCTGTTGGATGTTTTCCGATTGACGCACCTCATCGGGGGCCTTGTAGCTACACGGGGCCCCCGAGATGTTTATTCGCCAGCTGTCATGCTACTCTCCGTTTAGCTGCTTGCCGGACGATAACGGCCCCATAATAGACGCCCTTCACTCCCCTTGCTGTTTCCACATACTGCTTGATCAGCCGGCCGAATGGGGAGCAATCGATGACCTCAGTGCCGTTGCGATTACACCAGGCGACAAACTCATCGTAAACGAGGCTGCCTTTTGTGCCGCCGGATGCGTAGCCCTTCCGTGACTTCGTTTTTACTAGCTTGGCTTCATCACTCTTGACATCAAGGCACTCGTAAACAAAGTCACCAATCAGCTGGGAGCGCTCGCGATCCTGCTTCTCTCTGAAAGCATGCTTGCGTTGCTTCTTGGTCCGCGGCAGCTCTTTTGACGGGAAATCGTAGAGCTCTGCTGTAACTTTCGGCTTGATCTCATTGCCGTCAGGCTTGGCTTCAGGCTCTGCAACAGGAGTGCCCCCATCGTCAGGCGCCGGAGCTGGTGCGGGCGGTTCTGGCTTCTGTGTGACGGCAGGTGCCACAGGCTTTACAGGCAGTGTCAGAGACGGCGTGTAGGGCTTACGGGGGATAACAATAGCCGGGGCAAGCGGGCGGCGTTTCTCTGGCGCGTACCCCACATACAGAGACAGAGCCAGAAGCATCTGCGTGAACCCAACGATCATCGCGACAATCATGCCGGTCCAGTCATAGACGGTGCCGCCAAAAACCTTTTGCGCAAGGATTGCTGCTGATGCGATATTGCGGTTGACGCTGGTCTCAATGACTGTGGCAGCACTCCATACCGTGGATTCAAGCTCTCCGGCTTCCTTTGCAGCTTCGTATTCTGCCGACAGTTCGAGATAATTGCCGCAGAATTCCCGGCTATCCGGCATCGTGGCGTCTGTGCACTGAACGGAGCGCCCCCACAAAGGATCAAGCCGTTCCTTTGCCATCAAAGCTTCAAGCTGTGGCGCGGTTCTGATTCCGGCAAGGTTGGCATAACGCTCCTTGCGCTTGTCGCTGACGACATCGCGCGCCTCCATGACTGCATGCTCTCGTTGGAAATCAGCGTTGATCTGCTCTATGGTGCTTGACCAGTAAGATGTTTCCAGCACTGTATGCACCAAGATGCCACCGATCCCGAGGAAAAGGGCAGCGATACCTGTCAGCCACGCGCCAGTCTGAAAGCTCCTGCGTGCATAGACAAGACCTATCGAGCCGACAAATGCCGCCAGAATGATAATAGAGAACAGCACAGGCTGATTCTCTGCCAAGCTCTGTGACATCAGAACGATCAGGCCGAACATGGCGATATACACGCCCGTCCAGACAACGCGCCTGATGGCAAGAGCGAAGTTGAACTCCTTGAAAAACTGCAACATCTTGACAACCCCGTCTTGTTGTGAAATTCTGACTGGTGAAATTGAACGCGGGGTATTTATTTTACGCGGGACGCCACTAAGAGGGGATTCTACAAGCCGGTTTGCCTGGCGGGGCTTAAACCGGCTTTTGCTTTTTAGCCGGCAGTGCCTTCACGACCTGGCAGCAGGCTCGCAGCCGCATCAAGATATTCAGACGCAGCCAGAGCAATCAACACTATGATGCCAATGGCAGCCACAGCGTAGATGATTGATCTTGGGATATTATCCATTGTTCGTCTCCTTTATCGCCTTTTGAACTTCGTAACACAGTTTTTCTGGATCGAAACTTGTTCTATGGCTTCGAACTCACCTTTGATACGGGCAAGCTGGGCGGCGTTTTCACTATTTCCGCCGATAAAGAATGCAGCCGGCCAGAAAACGACGATCGCCGCTGCCGTCAAGAGAGCATCTTCATCAGCCTTGTCGTCTTGCACTCCAGACAACTGTGCTGCCCGAGATGAAAGACGCTGGGCCTCCATCCTTAGTTGATCACAGCTGTAATTCTGATACTGCAAAGGAGATGTATAGGCTGGGGCAATCTCGCTGGCTGACTTTGTGCAGCCTGATATCAGCACTCCAGCGATCAGCACCACAGTAGCGGACTTTATGCGGCCTTGAAAAACGTTCACAGCTTTTTCCCTGTCTGATGTATCCCGGCGACCGAAGCCGCCGGGCAGGCCCCCCTCTATTTCAATTACCAGCCAGCGCGGGCGCCAGCTTTCCAGCCGAAGTTGTTGCCGTTAGTGCTCATACCGCCGCCGCCGTAGAGGCTCCATGTCTGGTCAAGACGGGCAGAGCCAATGACACCGAAAGCTGTTTCGCTATCGAAGCCACCGAAGCCAGCCGCAATAGAGAAGTTCTCAGTTGAGTCTAGGAATGCATCAGGCATTGAGAGTGCGATGGCAACGCCGGCAGCATTTTCCTTAATGGCTTTTGAGTTATTGGAAATCGCCGCAGAATTTGCGCTTACGCCATTTTCCAAATCGCCGATCGCGACGTCATGAGCATTCAGCCGCGCGTTGTGGTCCCCAAGCTGTGTGTCGTGACCGTCAAGCCGGGTGTCTTGGGCGTCATTTTCCGCATCAACATATGCGGTGCTGGCTTTGGTTGCGATGACTTCGTCCTGATCTTTGTTTTTACCGTCAACGTATTCCGTATCAGCCTTTTTGTTTATTTCCTCATTTTGCAGGTCGTTGGCGTCATCAACGTCTTTTTTAGTGTAAGTGTCTGATTTGTCAGCCTTCTCGGTTTCAAGCGTATCTATATCGGTCTTGTTTTGATCGACCTGATTATCCGTGGAAGTTGCCCATTCTTCGACTGTTTCGCTAGTCCCGTTAAATTGGTCAAGCCTGACGTCTTGAGCGTCATTTTCAGAATTGACGAAATCTGTAGCTGCTTTTGACGCTAGGGCAGAATTCACGCTGTTGATGAGCTTTCCGCCATCAGATCCGATTGTGTCGGTGGTCGGGTCAATGACGACAATTTCCATTCCTGGGACAATCGGAAGAGTTTCGGTGTTCAGAACTTTGACGCTGCATCCGTCAAGGTCAATCGTGAATTCCGATGTTGTGCCGGATAATGATGGCGGGCAATCTGCATAAGCGGATGTCGGAACCGCAATCAAAGCAATTGCAGCTACAGAGAGTTTCGTGATAATCTCCATTTCAATCCCCTAAGAAAAAATTGTTGCATAATCTCAGCCCCCGGCAGCTACCGAAAGCTGCCGGGTTGTGAAAATTAGAAGCTATTGAGCTTGATTTTCAAAGTGCCCAAAACTTTTGTTTCAGACAGATCGTCGTCAACACTGGTGCCAACATTCGCATCAGCTTTGTAATCGTCGAAAATTGTTTCTTCGCCGTAGAAGGTGTGGGTGCCTTCGATGCCGAAGAAAACATTGTTGGATACGGCGAACTCGATGCCACCACCAACGGTGATGCCATCAAACGTTGTCGTCTTGCTGAGGGTATTCGCTCCGTCTGTTACGCTCAGATCATATTCAGTCTGGGTGTAAGCAGCGAGGGCATACAGCAAGGTGCTGTTATTAACGAGGACGCCAGCGCGAGCACCGACCGACCAATCATCGCCACGTTCGAGCTTGAAGCTTCCGATGTCGGCAATAGCGCCGTCAGCATCCATGTTTGAGAATCCGTAGGAGCCAAAAGCACCAAGCAGGAAGCGGCCCATTTGCTGGTCATAGCCGAGGCGGATATCGCCGACGATTCCTGTGCTGTTCAGGCCGTCGAGATTGGCGATTTCGCGACTATCAGCAGCAATAAGGTTGTCATGATCTGCTGCGTATTTAGCACAAGTTGCGTCGTGAATGCCATCGGCATCAAGTTGACTTTCCCTATCATCCCTGTGAAAATTTTCAAACGGATGATCTACAGAATAATCTGTGCCGCAGTAGTCCTTGAAATACTCATTCGCGGTCAGATCATGGTTTGCATTCCCATACCCGATCGCGCCGCCGACATATACGCCAGACCAGTTCACCCTCACACCCTGCGCAGGCGCCGGCTCATAAAGATCAGCTCTCTGATCCGAATTTGGATATCCGAGATCGGCAGCAAAGGCAGGAGACGAGAAAGCGAAAACAGATGCTGCCAACAAAGCAGCCATTGATGTTGAAAGCTTCATAGTGTACAATTTCCTTGTTGAAGTTACAGACCGGTTATAGCAGATTCCGGCGATTTTGCTGTTGCAGGTTCGACACGAAAACCGAGGAGGTTTCTGCTTGACTTTCTCGGTTTTTCATCATTCGAGTTTTGCTATTTCCTCCAGATCAAGCTGCTTGTCGTCAATCACTTCTGCGTGTGCGAATAGAGGTGTATCTTCGCCGCGAACATGCGAGACACGGTGCAAAATGTCTGTGAAATATTCTTCCTCGCGCTCGATAGCAATGCAATTCATGCCTTCACGCATACAGGCCATGCAGGTGCTACCTGACCCCGAGAAGGGATCAAGAACAGTGCCGCCGGGCTGCGTAACGAGACGGACCAAGTAGGCCATAAGGTCGATCGGCTTGACGGTCGGGTGCTTGGATTTCAGGCGATCGTCTTTGTCGGCCTTGGCGCAATAAAAGAAACGTGCTGCCGAGCCAACGTTATCAGAATGGCCGCGAATGCCGTTTGATTCGGCTTTAATATTCGGCCCCACATCAGCAAGACCGCCATGACGCCCCGAATGCTGTAAGCCGCAATCACTTACCTTGCCAGCTGTCGTTTCCGGAAACAACCGGACAACTTCATCGCTGCCGTCATGGATGAAGTTGGCAGGCCAGCGGCCTTGTTGTGACGGCTCAAACGTCCTACGCTCCCGCCGGTGCTCGTAGGACGTTTGAGCCGTGTTGATACCCTGCGTAACCGCGTTTTCAGTGTATCCGTCCAAGGCGACCACACGGCTCGCATCAATGTTCAACGCGCCGGTTCCGTATTTCAGAACATTGGCTGCGACAGACTTTTCAGATAGAGGTTTACGAGCTACAATGATGGGCTCAAAGGCTGGCTTGAGAGCCGTTCCCCAGCCGCCCCATTCATCAGAAAGATTATGAGATTTTGGAAAGCCGGAGCCATAAACCCAAGCGATGCAATCACGAATCTCAAAGCCTGCATCTTCGATCGCACAGGCCATGCGGTGATAAGTACGGGTGCCGCCGAAAGCGAGCAGGTGCCCGCCTGGCTTTAGGACTCTGAATGCTTCGTAAGCCCACCGGTAGTGAAATAGTTCGGACGCATGATAATTCGAACCATACTTGCGAACCGCCATCAATGCATCGCGGTAATAAGCGATGTTATCCCATCCTGATTTCGGCTCATGCGCCACCCAAGCATCAAGAGCCTCGGACCAGATTTCGAAATCACGGGCCTTTTTTGCGCGCAATGGAAAGACCTGAAGGATGGCCTGCAGGCGCTGACAATCAGCCTTTGAACTGATGCAATAGCGGACTTGCGGCTTCCCATTGGTTCCAGGCCGGGCCGGGCGATCAGCGAGTGAACCAATGCCTCCGAGTTGCCTTTGTATGTCAACGATGATTGGCTTATCATCTGCTCGAACGGTAATGGAGAACTGGCAGTCATACGTCTCGCAACCATTTACCGTTTTCTTGTGAACGGAAAAGCAGCCTTCACCATCCACAAAACCTGCGAACCAATGTGCGAACCCTGCGTCTATGGGGGCCTCATCTGGGGCGTCCCACTTCGCATTCATAAAACCGCCGGAAAGTCTTTTAAATCTTCCATCTGACCCATATGCAGCAGGAGCTGAATTGGATGCTCCGAACCTTTTAACGATGCTGGTCAAATGGTAAGGTGGATCTGTAACGATGGAGTCGACGCTGTTTGCCGCGATCGTTGGCAGAATGAAACGATTATCTTCATTATAGAGCGTACACGCGCCAACAACCGTCTTAGATTTCTCCAGCCGTTCTCTCAACGCCTCTGTTGCGACGTTATATGACTTGCTTGCGTTGTCGGCGGGGTCATACATTGGAGATCTTCTTCCATTTTTGCTTCGTGGACTTCAGCGCAGCGATCCGAGCATTCGGCGGCATCTTCGCCAGCTTGGCATCATAATCGTCCTTAAGTCTGGTGCGCCCTGTTTCAGGATCGATATATTCGATGTAAGGGTTGCCGTTTATGGTGATGCGCTTTTCGCCTGGGGGAAGCTTTTTCATGACCTCGCCACCATCAAGCCATACCTTGAGGCAAGCTTGTCAAACTTACTGAAATCTTCTCTGATTTCATGAAGCCCATTATAGACGGCGTATTCTTCAGCCTCCATCTGCGAAGCAATCTGCTTAGTGTCCAAGCCTTGACGCCAGAGATTAAGGGCCTCGATTTGCTCGGGCCCGTAGAGGAAATTTTTCAATCGCTGATTACTCATGGCGCCTCTTTACTATACGCTTCGATGACACGCTCGACATACTTATGATAATGTTCGGTTGAATGAGAGTCCGGCCTCAAAGCCTGAGTGATGGAAGATTCAGGCCATTGGCAATCGCAGCGAAGGCGCAGAATTTCTTCTGCGTTCTCTGAAAGAACAGGCTTGGGTTTTCTTAAAACATCACCTTCGGAGAGACCTATGCGATGGCGACGGCTGATGACGGAGTTCTTGCTGCGCCCTGGCATGCGTTCGGATATCTGTGAACACGTCAACCCTTGAGAAGTCAGCTCTCTAAGCTTCTCGTCGTCCTCTTCGGTCCAATAAGCCATCGTCCCATCCTGTAGATCGACCGGATCGCATGGGGAGGGTCTGCGATCCGGTCTTAGCGGCGGCAAAGAAGATACGCAGACGCAACAGGGACGCCACGCATATACTCAACACACTCATCCTGGGAGGATTACGCAGGGTACTAAACTGGGTCAGGCGGCAGCACAGCCTTGCTGCTCTTCCTCGTCATCGGCAGAGAAGAAATCATTAGCGGTGACCTCTCCTTTCGTGACCGAGACAATGCGCTTCAAGACTTCTGTGCTCGGCACGCGTCCACCCAGATACCGGGAAACACTTTTCTCATGCACAGAGATCTTCGCTGCAAAATCAGCGATCTTGATACGCTCACGTTTTAAGTATGCTGCTAGCCTCATGCGTCCCGTCTAGCTTATTCGCCCATATTGGTCAATCAAAAAGTAACCGATATGGCTGTAGCGAATATCTGTTGCAAATTTGCACACACAAATCACCTGACAATTAAAAATCGAAAAAATTGCTTTGACGGCTATTGACGATCGTAACCGCTTCGGCTACCAATAAGCCAACGAACACGATCTCTCTCCTCCCAAGAAGATCGTAAACTTGAGCCCCGGCCACTGCCTTAATACTCAGGCCGGGGCCCTTTTAAAGAGAGAGTTGAGATAAATGTATTTCACTGCTGAGCCACCCTATATGAAACATGATTCTGCCCCCAGCGATGAGCAACACCCATCCAGCTCCGGTTTACCCCATGACCGTTCTGCGGAGGCAGGAGCGGACGGGCCGTGCGAACGTCATCTCCTCGAACGGCTCGTCCGCAGCATTCATTTTCAGTGTGGTGTAAGTGCGGCAGCGTTGATTGTCGCTTCGGCTCTGCCATTCCTTCCCGATCTGCCAACGATGAACAAGATCATGGGAGTTGGCTTCGTAGCCTTCTGCATCTGCATTGTCTTCATCAATTACACGTGCGTCAGAGACGAGCTTGCCGATGCTGAGTGTAATCAGGAAGAAGCAGAAGATATCAACTGGGCTCTGCGCTCAGAGATCCATCATCTTAACCAAGATATAGACCATTGGAAAGCAATTGCCTTCACCACGCGGGGAAATCTATCGGTGGTGAAGGACGACGCGGCGGCGGGGGAATCCCGTTCGGAAAATCAGGAGAACTCCGCCGCCGTTTTTCAGTTCCCGAGAGATGGAGGCGCAGCATGAGCATAGAAAACGCAACGCCACGGCCTTGGACTCGTCGGCAAGAAGATCTTCGCGGGGGAAGATTTTGGGTTGTTGATCGTCCCGGCACCTTGGAGCCGATCGACTTGCATGAAGACGACAACGGCGAAGCAGACTCAGAACTCATAGTCCGCGCCGTGAATGCGCATGAAGCGCTCTTGGACGCCATAGAAGAGCTTCTAGACTACCGAGGCGGCGCAGATAGCCCATTCGAAGATGAATACGTTATGGAGCGTGTTGAAGCAGCCCTAAAGCTTGCAAGAGGTGAATCATGAATCTTCGCCGTCAACTCAGAGATCTATCGGATGCTGAGCTTAGCCGCCAACTCGCGCTCGAAAGCAGCCGCGGTAAACGAGGCTCATGGATCTACGACATTAATCGTCACCTTGCATTGATAGGCGAGATTAAACGGAGAAGCGAAAGGAAAGCGGCGTGAAAACCTATCACCCAGTTGGAGGAGAAGACATTTACGCCACAGCCGGCAAGATGGTTAGTGAGGCCAACGCCTTCGGGGAGTCCGTCCAAGCCGTTTTTAACGAATTTCGCCTTTGCGCACAGCCTGGGCAAGACCCTGCTGAGATCGTTCGCGCTTATCACGAAGACCTTAACCGAGGTGTACAGGAAAGTCGAAACAAACGTGACGCGCAGATAGCGAAACTTGAAACAGCGCTTCGCCAAGTTAAAGCGATCGTTGTTGGCGAGAAAAACCCGAACTGGCGCGATCAGGACGCAACAACATGGTCTCGCGGCCAGGTCGCGGACATCTGCGATGTTGCCTTGGGTCTGGCGGATAATCCGGAGTGCGGAGAATGACCGATTTCATAGTCACCTTCGATGATGGCACCACACTAGAGCAGACGATTGCCGAGGTCTATCAGTGGAGAGAAGACTGGAAGCCTTGGGAAAAGGAACTCATCCAGAATGTTCTTGACGGCAAGGTCCGCAGGTTCAGTACGTCTAAAGATGGTATTTTTTGCGACATTGAGAGGAGGGTGTCATGAGCGACAAAGACAATATTTCAGCACGGCTGCGAAAACACTACGACGAGATGTCTTACGGCGAAAATCAGCAACTTTCAAGCGATCTCTATGATGCAGCAGAACTCATAGATAGACTTCAGCATAGGCTCAATGAATTTATTAAAGAAGCGCGAAAGATTTGCAAAGATCTGGACTACGAGATCCGCAACGCCGAGGACATAACATGAACTTTGACCGACCGAACCTGATGCTTGCCCACATCCACGGCATCATCGACCGCGAGGAATATGACAGGCTTCATGCTGGACGTGAGGGCAAGAAAGCTGCAGCAGGCGACAAGATCGAAGACCTTTGCGAGGCCGTACAAGACGCTGTCAACGAGGTCATCCGAGTATGTCGAGACCATGGACGTTGCGAACGGACATTCGAAGATCTCAGCATCGAAGCATACGCTTATCCTCACTCGTCTGGAAAGATTGCATGGGGTCTGAATTCCCTGAAGACCGGGCTGAATACAAGGCGGGGGATCGTGGAATGACTTGGGAAGACCGATGCAAAGCTGCCCCCCTTGGAACCAAGGCACCATCTTTCGAAGGCGGCTACTGGGTCAAGACTGTGAACGGATGGAAATGGCACAACGGCGCAATCTTTCCTGTTCCAGGAGGAGACTGGACCGGCGAACTGATTGAGCCGGGGCAAGACAAGATGATGGAGGACGATAAGTCATGAGCACTGCTCAGTTACAAGTGGCAGGAGACGATGGGGAAATCAAGCCCCGCCATCAAGCCGTGACACCGCTTGACATGTTGAACGCAGCTCTTGAGCGTGGCGACACCATCGAGAAGATGGAGAAGCTCATGGACCTTCAGGAGCGCTGGGAAAAAGCGCAGGCGCAAAAGGCATTTTTTGAGGCTAAAGCGAGGTTCAAAGCTAACGCGCCGACAGTGATTAAGGACGCTGAAAACAAGCAGTACAATTCAACATACGCCACGATCGGGAATGTCGTCAATACGGTGAGCGAAGCCCTCGGCAAACACGATCTGGATGCAAGCTGGGACATTGATCAGCCAGAAAACTCAGACGGCATTATCGTCGTGACCTGCACGCTCACGCACCCTATGGGGCACAAGCAAAGCGTGAAGATGAAGTCACCGCCAGACAAGTCTGGCAACAAGAACCCGATCCAGCAAATCAAATCTGCAACGACTTATTTGAAGCTGGCGACGTTCGAAGCTGTGACCGGCATTGCCACCAAGGAAGGCAATAAGGACGATGACGGCAATGCAGCCGGATCGCCGCCTATCAGCGAGGAGCAGACCAAGCACATCATGAATCTGATCGACGAGACTGAATCCAGCGCCGCTCAGTTCTGCAAGTACTTCAAGGTCGCCGCCGTTGCCGCGCTGCCGGCAAGCAAGTTCGACGCTGCTGTCAAAGCCCTGGAAAAGAAGCGAGGCCAGCAATGACGGTAGATCTTATCCAAGGCTCAGAGGAATGGCTTGCGGCGCGCGCTGGCAGCCTTGGGGCATCTTCTCTGCATGAAGCCCTTGCAAGGACGAGAAACGGCTGGGGAGCGTCCAGAGAGAACGTCATGGCGCGGCTTATCATCGAGCGCCTGACTGGCAAGCCACAAGAGATGTATGTCAATGCTGCCATGAAGACCGGCACCGAGCGCGAACCGGAAGGCCGCAGCGCCTATGAATTCTATAAGGGCGTCGAAGTCGTTGAAGTCGGACTGATCAAGCACCCGACAATTAGCGGAAGCCACGCCAGCCCGGACGGCCTTGTCGGCGATGACGGCCTCCTTGAGATCAAATGCCCGCAGCCTGCAAAGCATCTGTCTACGCTTCTGGATGGCAAGATCGATGACAAGTACATCCTGCAAATGCAATGGCAAATGAGATGTGCAGACCGCGCCTGGTGCGACTTCGTTTCCTACAATCCAGACTTCCCCGAGGAAATGTCGCTATGGACCATGCGCATCGAACGCGATGACGAACGTATCAGCGAGACTGAAAAGCTGGTCGTTGAATTTCTTGAAGAAGTCGCAGCCAAGGAAGCCAAGCTCCGCGCCTATGGCGGTCAGGACTCTATCTCAGGGGAAGCAGCGTGACACGCTACCGGATGAAAAAAGACGCCACAACTGAGCCAAAGGCAACTGCTGGCACCATCGTATACGCATGCGCTCACCATGACTACGGGCTCTCACGTGATGACACCAGAATAACTGGCGTTCCGCACATCTCTGTAACGCTCAATCCAGATGGCTACTATCCGTTTTTCACGGTGCCGGAGGATAGTGTTGAGGAAGTTGCGGAATGAAACAAGGCACTCCACTAGCATACCGTTGGAGTGGAACCGGCTTCGAAGTTCTGCCGCGTCATCAGAAGGCGGCGGATCAGGACTTCGTTATAGGCGAAATTTACCAATTGGAACAGGTTCACGAGCGGTCTGCAAAATCGCACGCGCAATATTTCGCTGCCATCAATCAGGGGTGGCTTAATCTTCCAGAATTGGCGGCAGAATCATTCCCGACCGCAGAAAGTTTAAGGAAGTACTGCCTCATAAAAGCAGGGTTCCACGACAAACGCTCGATCCAATGCTCGTCAAAGGCCGAGGCGTTGCGTCTGGCGGCTTTTATTCGCCCCATGGATGAATACGCCATCGTCACTGTAACTGGCTCTCTGGTAACTGTCTACACGGCTCAGAGCCAGTCTTACAGAGCCATGGGTAAAGAGACGTTCCAGAAGTCAAAACAAGCCGTCCTCGATCTGATCTCAGACATGATCGGCGTCGAGACCAAAGACCTTAAGAAGGCAGACCCAGCATGACCATAGACACAGAGACAAAGCCATCCGCTTGCGCACTTGCCCGTGCAGTTGGCGCCAAGCTTAGAGACGCCAGAAAAAGGAAGGGCATGGCCCTCGATGATATAGCACGGCTCTGCGAAACGACGCCACAAACTATATGCCGCCTTGAAATCGCAACCATGACGCTCTCTGTAGACTGGATCGAAAAAATCTGCATCGCCTTGGATATAGAGCCTTACACGATCTTCCCACATCCTGGCAGGGACGCCAACGCCAAACTTGAAGACATGCGCACAGAGGTTGAGGTCATGAGGCTTCGATCTGTGGATTTCATCGGGCGCATGGAAGAATTCTTGAAGGAAACGGAATGACCCGCCCCACCCTCATAAAGTCAGCAGACGACATCTACCGCCCTCTTGATGTCCAGATAGAGGAACGGATGAAGCCCCCGGAGCCAGTCAAAGACAGATGGTTCTGGCTGAGAGCATTTGGATATTTCACCGGGACTTTACTTGCTGGTCTCGGGGTTCTTTTGGGGATTCTTATCGTCTGTGGATTTGCTGTGGTGTTCTGGGGGGTGGGGAAGATTTGGAGGGCTTGGAAATGAGCAGCGAAAAAGACACAAGACACAGGTCATACAGGGCGATCATTTGGTACGTGACGCAGTT